ATGAAACTTATAATGGAAAACTTTAGAAAGTTTATTAATGAAACGGCTGAAATGCCAGCTAAACTATATCATGCAACATATGAACACCTCCTTTCATCAATTCAGACTGATGGTCTTGGCGGTGATAGAGACATCCAATGGGATGATTCACAACGAGGGGTTGTATATTTGGCTACAGATCCATATGTTGCAGAGTCGTATGCGGAGACAGCCGAGGCATACGAAGAAAACGAAGATTATGAAATAATTATTTTGGAAATAGATACATCATATTTAGACCAAAGCCTGTTTCAGATAGATCGCAACGTAATCGGCAATGATGGCGATACCGTGGAATACCACGGCGTTGTACCCCCATCGGCTGTTAAAATTATGGGGTCTTTATAATGAAACTGATAATGGAAAATTGGAGAAGAACCGTTCTAGAGTTTAATACCGAAACGAAATTAGAAGCAGAAAGCGGAAAAGTTGTACTGAAAACACCAGATGGTGAATTTTCGATGTCGCCAGAGGAGCTTATGAATATGAAGTCACCTGACTGGGATGATAGTGTGATCGAGATCGAGACACCTGATATGGGGGGCCGCTCTGTTGATCTGCCGAAGGAGGTTGTTGCAAAATTCTTAAAAAAGCATGGCCTTGCTGAATTTCATAACTTTAAAACTAATTAAGGTTCGACTCCCGCCCCCACCACCACCTTTTCTCTTTTTGGAGACTATTTAATATATGAAACTCATAATGGAAAATTGGAGAAGCTTTTTAACCGAGGGCATCGCAACAGATCCTCGTATCCAAACAGCCATAGATAATCTTTTCGAAATGAGAAAGTTGGGAATCCACCTACAGCAATTCAATGAGGACGTTACAGTAAAATATATTCACCTCGAAGGAAGGGAGCGGGGATTTATATCTCCGGTTGAAGGATATATTAATATTGAAAAAAGAAAATACTATGCTGGACAATGTTTAGACGGCTGGACAGTAGAAAGGGCATTTGTTGAAAAAGGTTGGGGTCCGCTATTATACGAGATCGCGATTGAATGGGCATCCAGAAACGGCGGAGGATTAACTCCTGACAGGCAGTCAGTTTCCGATGATGCAAAAAAGGTTTGGTATAAATATGAATCTAGATCGGACATAATAAAAACACAACTTGATGCCCGTAAGGATGACGGATTAAAACAACTGACACCAGATGATCCGTCTGACGATTGCAACCAATATATGTCCGTTCAAGATGTATATCCAGATGATTGGACGACTTCTCCATTATCTAAAATGTACAGCAAAAATAATCTAGAAGTAATAACACATTTGTTAATATCAAAGAAATTAATATTTAATGATAAGAGGTAATATATTATGAAACTCATAATGGAAAACTGGCGACATCACTTAAAAGAACAAGGCGATTCTTTTAAATGCCCTCACGGAATGTTCGTTTCTGTAATGCTGCCACCCACTAAGCGTGAAATTGTTATACTGCCAACTAATAACGAAGGTCCGACTGCTTTTTACAGAAGCACCGGATCCGGAACTGCAGGAAGAAATACAGAAGATATGTGGTTACCTATGGGTGGAGTTGGACAACATAATGGCGATCCTTGGATCATAAAACTACCTTCTAGTCACCCACAAGCGAAAGGTTCTAAATTCCCCAAAGAAGAATCAGAGTTTTGGAAAATTGGAAAGGAACTGGCTCGCTGTTACGAAAGAAACCCGTTCAAGTCCAAGGATTGGACAGGATATCTTACAAAATTTGGACTCCCTTCCTATGAACATGTGGAGGAATACGCAGGTATTTTCCGAATTACTTATGGCGCAATGATTGTCAACCACTGGTTGAATAGTAAGGGTGCGCTAAAAACAGATTGGCAGTCTGGAGGGATATACGGGTCTGTTAACCATCCGGTATCTGGGGTGGAAAAAGGCTCTGGATATACCACTGACCTCGCAGGGTTAACTGTAAGAGATATTCACAGTATGGTATGGAAAAATTCGCAAGAACAAGGCACACACAACATATGAAACTAATAATTGAAAATTGGAGGTCCTTTTTGGAAGAAGCAAGAATCCCCTTGCCAAAACTGACACCACCAGACCCTCTCCCCAAACCAATCCCCGGACGTCCAGATATGCCTGGCAGAAAACCGTCACACCAAAGCGACCATCCAGAACAAAGTGGCAAGCCAAAGACAGTGAAAATAGACGTTGACCCCGAAAACCCAGATATTACAAGGGCACTTGAAATCGCAGATTCTGATTTGCCAGTAAGAAGGTTAAAGGGCGTAGAAGAATTGCTTGACATATTCAAAGAAGTACCTGAGAATAATCAATTGGCTCTATTTCAAACAGTGGGTTCCGTAATTGAAAAAGTAGAAAGCGACCCCGGAATTATTATATCTCCGAGATTACAATCTAAAATAGATGATTTTAAGAGACTGAAAAAAGAAAGAGATGATTTAGAATCTTCTCCAACAGTGGCTCAGTATGCAAATACTCTGGACATGACGGAAACAATAGAAAATTTAGAATCAATATTGGAATCAATCTTAGGTGGAAAAGATCTTATAAAATAAACTACTTATAATTAAGAGAGGGTCCCTCTATGTCCAAAAAGAAAGTTCAATTAAGTGATATAAATTGGGGTAATGCACAAACTGGATCTTTAGCCGGTCAAGAAAGTCATTTAGGTCTTAGCAGAGAAGGGATGATCATATTATCATCTGTGGGCGGATCTAGCATTACTACACCGGCATCCAGCACAGATAATGCAATAGTTAGATTTAGCGGCACTGGTGGTTCGACTATTCAAGATTCTTCAGCAACGATAAGTGATGCTGGAATACTTTCTGCGTCCGCAATGACAGTAAGTAGTATTACAGTTGGTGCTTTATCTGGATCTGGTTTGATAAGAGGACACGCCCTTAGCGGTTCAAGTGTAAAGGGGCATCTTGTTTCAGGATCTAGTGCCACGTTTCATGAAGCAATAATAACTAGATTAAGCGCAAGTTCTATACACATTGGAACAAATGATGCAGGCGCAGATAGACAAATAACATTTGGAGATACCGGCACCAGCAAAACGGTCATAGGCGTTGATAACAGCTTAAACGAATTTGTTATTTATCGTAATAAATCGTTAATTCCAAGCTCGCTGCCATCTGCCGGTCCCGACTTCACTATCCAAAGTAGCGAAGTTAACATAGGTAACGGCAACGCTTTGAGAATCGGTGGTGAAGCTTCAGCAACAGATGGAACAGATAGAATCATCAGTTTCAATCACGCTACCGCACCAACTTATATGGGCATAGATGATTCTCAGGATGCTTTTGTAATTTCGATTGGAGGAGCTTTTGCTTCTACAAACGCATTCGAGCTTCACACGTCTGGTGAGATACAACTTGGAAAAGGTAAGCTCCAAGTAGATGGCACTGGCGGCGGCTATACCAACGGGACTTATGGTGGGACTAACACACTAGGACTTTTCCATGATGCAAGTGATGGTAACAACGGCATAATGATAACTAGGGTCGATCACTCAACAAGTGACGGCGATTTGCTGGGAGGCATCGGCTTTGATTCGACGGATTGGAAATCACCGAGTAGTATTTTGGAGGCATCAGCATTTATTGCAGCATATGCTGCAGAAGCTCATGGTGCTGAAGACAAGGGCGGTGATTTAGTATTTGGCACTTCGATGATTAATGATGACGATGATACTGCTTCTCATGAATGGATGAGAATAACTCACGAAGGAAGGGTTGGAATTGGTGTCTCTGGTTCTTCTGCGGGTACACCCGATAATAGGTTACATGTGTCTAGTCCAAATGGAACTGGAAAATCGACTATGAAGCTAGAACAACTAGACCCAGAAGAACCGTTTATTCATTTTTCAGGCAGTACAGCAAGTGACCAAACAAAGAGTCTTTCGACAGATACGTCCGTTGGAGCGTTGACTGGTCATGTTAGAGTTAGCATTAATGGAACCGATTATTGGATTCCTTATTATGCCGCTAATTAAATTAGGAGAATATAAAAATGAAAGTATGGATTCACGAAAAAGGACACAAAGGGCAGGAAGTTAGAAGAATACAAAAATCAATCGGAGGTTTAGTTGTAGACGGCGATTATGGAAAAAAGACAGTACAGGCAGTAAAAGACTATCAGTCTGATAACTCTTTGTCAGTAGATGGCAGAGTTGGTCCTGAGACTAGAACATCTTTGGGAATAGAAATTTATCCAGGTATTGATGTTAGCCATCACCAAGGTATGATTGATTGGGACACTGTAAAAACAACAGGGTTAGCGGATTTCTGTTGGGTAAAAGCGACAGAGGGAAACACTTATCTAGATCCGAAGGCGAAGAGAAACATATCGGAGTGCCGACGAGTGGGTATACCGGTTGGTGCCTATCATTTCGCCCGGCCGGATCTTCATTTGGACCCTTATAAAGAGGTTAAAAATTTTGCCAAACATTGCCCTACAGATGTGGGAGATTTAAGACCAGTTTTGGACTTTGAAAGAAACGGAGACCACGATGCCGCGTCTATCCACAATTGGGTAGTTGAGTTTTTAAAAGAAATAGAAAAGGAAACAGGCATACGTCCAGTGATTTATACTGGAGGGAACATGGTCAAATATGGATTAAATAAGAACACTTCAATTTTAGATACGTATACATTGTGGCACGCTGCTTATAGTAGAAAATCTAGAGTAACCGGAATAAAAAAGGATAGATTAGGGTCTTGGAAAGAGTGGAGAGTTTGGCAATGGACAGGGTATGAACAGATTGACGGAGTATCTGGCGATATTGATAGAAATTGGCTCGTCGGCGGACAATCTGGCTTTGATGAAATTTTAATTAAATAAAGTTCTTGACTTAATTAATTTATGATGGTATTATTACGTTTGAGGTAATAAAAATGTCTAATTACGTAATTACTTTTTATAATAGAGAGAAAAAAGAATGGAGGTCTCAAGACGTTATGAGAATGACTTTTTCTGAGGCTGTGATGTTTGCAAGCAAGCAAAAAAATAACATGGGATTTGATTGGGAGATTTCTTGTGTGGCGAAAACAAACAAGGATAAATAAGCTAATTTAATGAGCGGAAGTGTTATAAATGATTCGTATTATAGGCAAAATACCTCCAAAAGTGACCGTTGCGTGTTCTGGAGGAGTCGACTCAATGTCGGTAGTGCGCTTTCTTTTGAATGGGAAAAGAAAGGTGCGGCTTGCTTATTTTAATCACGATACCTCCCACTCAAAAGAATCAGAACACTTTGTTAGAAGCTTTGCAGCAAAAAATAAACTAATATTAACAGTTGGGAGAGTTAAAGGAATAAAGGAAAGGTCTTCTTCTTTAGAAGAATTCTGGAGAAAAGAAAGATATAATTTTCTAGACTCATTGAATGAGAGGAATGTTATAACATGCCATCATTTAGATGATGTTGTTGAGACATGGTTGTTTAGTTCTTTTCACGGTAATCCAAAAATGATACCATACAAAAGAGGGGACAGGATCTATAGACCATTCCTTATGACTGAAAAGAAGGAAATACTAAATTATGCGGAAAGACAAGATGTTGAGTGGATCGAAGACCCGTCGAATCGTATGACAAAAAATATAATGAGAAACCACATTAGGCATAATGTCATGCCGGAAGTGTTAAAAGTAAATCCTGGCATAAGAAAGACAATTCGTAAAAAATTAATTGAAATTTATAAAGATTATTGAGTATAATGATAAATACGGGCCTCTAGCTCAATAGGTTAGAGCATCCGGCTCATAACCGGCAGGTTCTCGGTTCAAGTCCGAGGTGGCCCACTAAAATAGGAGAAACGATGAGAAGTTATCAATGGGGTCTAGAAGAAGAAAAGGGAGAAGTCATAAAGAAGGTTTCTTCGCCGAAGGAAAATAACGACAGCGATGACTTTAATGTTGTCGAATATTCAGGAAATAATATTTTCTTTTATTCTTCTGTCAATCGTCCGAAGATATTAAAGTTAAATAAGGCGATAACAAATTTGGGGAATAATTTAGCAACTCGTGCGTTTGTATATCAATCAGAAAAAGCAGATTCTATAAGGCTCCACATCAACAGTTATGGTGGTAGTGTTTTTGCTGGATTATCTGCCGTTGATTACATATTGACATCGAAAGTTCCTGTAGAAACGATCATTGAAGGGTGCGCAGCAAGTGCCGCAACTCTAATAAGTGTCGTAGGCAGTAAAAGATATATGCATCGTAACGCATGTATGCTAGTACATCAGTTGTCCGGACACTTATGGGGCAAGTTTCAGGATATGCAAGATGACATGCAGAATTCTGAAATGTTAATGAAAAAGATAAAAAATATTTATAGACAATACACTAAGATACCAGAAGAAAAGATGGATGAAATTTTAAAACATGATATATGGTGGGATTCAGAACAATGTTTAGAATACGGTCTTATAGACGAGATTATTTAGAACGAGGAAAAGCATAAATGCCTATTTATAGATATAAGTGTACGAATTGCGAACATGAGTTTGAATCTTTACAGACAATGAAGGAGGAGCCTTTAAGAAAGTGTATTAAGTGTTTACACGACGATACTCTGGAGAAATGCATAAGTATTACAAGCTTTCGCTTGTTGGGAAAAGGATGGTTTAAAGATGACTACAATAAAAAATAGATCGATAACTTCTAGCGAATCATTAAAATTCTTAAAAGAAAAGCTTAGTGATTTAAAATACCTAGGGGTTAAGTGGGACAATCACAAGAAGACTCCCAGAACGAGGGACACATATCAAGTAACTATAGACAAAATTTCTGACGCTGCCATCGGGCGTTTAATCGAAAGTGATCATGTAAAAGACGTTTATTATAATCCATCTATGGCACCTCAAGGATCGGGATATGGAATAAATCTTAGATATCGCCTGTATGTGTGTTACGAAAAGATTCCAATTAAAGGTATAAAATAATATGAAAGATAGAAGAAAAAGAATTGAGTTTCTTAAAATTGAAATAGAGAAATTAGAATTAGAAATTACCAATGCAGAAAGTTTTGGTAAAATGCACTTTGCGTCTAGGTTGCGCCTCATTCAAGAAAGAAAAAATAACATTTTAAATTCTTGGATTTTAAATTCCTAAAGATCCATTTTTAAAAATTTTTTAAATCCTTTATTTATAAAGTCTGCCGTTGCTTTATAACTAGAAGATAGTGTAACAATGTTAAACCTTGGATGCGTTGCAAAAAGAATTCCAATCAATCTCATTTGGCTATTAAAAATACCACTTCCGGAGCTGCCGCCGACAGCTGGTAACGTGACCATTGCATTATCTGATTCTGGTATTGGACCGCTATATCTTCCTTCAAATATGGGCATTGTTGGAGGATGAAAGATACCGGCCGGTGCCGAAAGGGCGAATACTTTATCTCCAACTTTTGGACCGGTTGTTGCAAGTAAGACACCTTTAGTATACAATCCTTTTGAGAACAGGAGACACAGATCTCTTTTATTCCCAACACCGTTAACTGAATATATAACTTTAGCACTTCTTAATTCATTATATATATTCCTAACGTGCATTGAGATTTGGTATTTTTTAATCTCTGCAGCTGCAGCGGCACTTAAAGAAGATTGGCAAACGTGCCCGGCAGTAAGCAGCAGGGATCCCTTTCTAGCTATCCCTATAGAAACGCCCGATCCAGCTGAGACAAAAGAGTCTCCTTTTTTGCATATAGTGTTGGTTTTTTTTCGACATTCTAAAACTTTTAGAGTTTTGTAAATTTTAACAAAAGCTTTTGTAGGAACAGCGACATGTCCAATTGTCTCTGTTTGAATTGTGGTTTCTTTATCTGTCGCATATCTCTCTATGAGGTCCTGTGATCCCCCACAAGATAAAAATAATATGGGGATCAACAACATCAGTCTATTTCGCATATTGTCTCCTATATATTAAGTATAAATAAAAGAATATTTTTTTTTAATTAAAAAGGAAAACACAATGAAAGAGTACGCTATAGCTGTTATTTTAATGTCATCGCCCCCGGTGGTGAGCAATACGAACGAACAACTCGTCTTAGACGGCAAGAATCAAGAGTCAGTTGTTTCAAAATATATGAAGCCAATATCTTCGTATCAAAAAATCAACCCAGGAAAAAGAAGTCAAAGTGCCGCGTTTTCTAACTTTACTTACACTACTCTCCCTACTAGTTGGGTAAAAGTTAAGAGATAGCATATTTATTATAGGTGGAAGTGAGCAAAGATAAATTGTCAAAAACATACGTCCTCGATACTAATGTATACCTAACAGATTCTAAATCTCTAGAATCATTTGGAGAAGATAACATCATTATCCCGCTCAAGGTGCTGGACGAAGTGGATAAGCATAAAAAACGTCAAGACCCCGTCGGCGTCCATGCTAGAAATATAATAAGAAAATTAGACAAACTTAGGGAACACGGCAATCTCCACCAGGGTGTAAAAATAGGAGATGGAAAGGGAATAGTGTTTGCAAAAAGTTATGATCCATTCGCTCTTCCTGATGACCTAGATTTAGAAAATGCAGATAATCAAATAATTGCAACAGCACTTTCGGAAAAAAACAATAATCCCGACAGAGATATAATTGTAGTTTCCCGCGATATTAATATGAGAGTTAAGTGTGACTCTTTGGGGCTGGAGTGCGAAGATTATAATATAGAACAGGTAGTGGAGGATATAAGTGGGTTATATACAGGGTTTAAAACGCACCTAGTGGATGACCAAATAATAGACAATGTTTATAATGACAACCCAGTATATCTTGACGAAGATGAAATAAAGGTTAACCCTAATCAGTTTGTGATGTTGGTGTCTAGTTCTAACGAGAAAAAAACTGCTCTGGTAAGATTTCTATCTTATGAACAGCCACTTAAGAAAGTTAGAACATTTACAAAAGGAAAAGTATGGGGACTTAAGCCCAGAAATAAGGAGCAATCTTTTGCTCTAGATTTATTGATGGACCCGCAAGTTCCAGTGGTATCTTTAATAGGCAAAGCGGGGTCAGGCAAAACTTTGTTGGCACTAGCATCTGCTTTGCACCAAACGTTCGGGGAGGTGGCTAACGACCGCATGTATAATAGAATTGTTGTTACTAAGCCCGTCGAGCCAGTAGGCAAGGATATCGGATTTTTGCCTGGCACAATGGAGGAGAAAATGATGCCATGGCTGGCTCCAATACAAGATAATTTACAATTTCTTTTCGGAAATGATAAAATGACTCTAGAGATGCACATGGAAGAGGGTCGCATCGAGGTTGAAGCCATGACTTATATAAGGGGCAGGTCGATTTCAAATGCTTTCATCATAATAGACGAAGCTCAGAATATGAATCGTCATGAAATCAAGACTGTTTTGACAAGAGTGGGAGAGGGAACAAAAATAATTTTAACAGGAGATATAGAACAGATCGATAATGTCTATATTGACGGAACAAACAATGGACTCTCGTACATCGTGGAAAAATTTAAAGATCAAGATATTGCTGGACACATAACCCTGTTTAAGGGAGAAAGGTCCAAAGTTGCAACTGTAGCAGCTAAACTATTATAACAAAGGAGTTAAAATGAAAGTTGAGTTTACAGATAACAGTGAGTTAGAAGAAGGTGGAACCATCAAGGAAAATGTAGAACCGACCACCGAAATGAAAAGTTGGATGGTCAACTATGTTGGAGAAAAGACCAATCCGGAAGATGATCAAGTAACGGTTGAAATGATCGTAGAAACCATGGCAAAAGAATTTCCAGAATTTCTTATGGCCATCGCAGAAGAAAATTGGATAAGAGGATATCATCAGGCACTTGAAGATGTCACGGAAGGAGAGAGATTGCAGAGAGAGTCATCTTTGGTCTCCTCCGACAAAGAGGAAGAAGTTGATTGAAAACTACATAAAGGAAACTAATAAAAAATCCAGACAAGCATCGGGAGAAGATCAGTTTGGGTCTATTCAAGTAATAATGAAAGATCATTTTAGTACAAGAAATATTGATCTAGATGTTGTTCTTGGTGAAGTATCTAGCAAGGTCCCTCCTGCGTATCTGGAGTATATTGATTATATTATGATTGGACACTTTGAAGAGTTAACTAAAAAAAGTGTCAATGCGGCTTATATGGACGGAGCGATATATGTCACCAATGAACAAGATGATGAGAGCGACATGATAGATGACCTTGTTCATGAAATCGCCCACGCCGCCGAGGAAAACAACTTTATAGAGATATATTCTGATGGTAACTTGGAATCGGAGTTTTTGTCCAAGAGGGAGAGATTATATCACTTGTTAGAATCGGAAAAGGACTTAGATATAGAATATCAAGATTTTAAAAATCCCGAATATTCTAAAGAATTTGATGAGGTGCTGTTTTATCAAATTGGATACCCACTTCTAGCCGCGATAAGTGTTAATCTTTTTTATTCTCCATATGCGGCAACTTCCCTGAGAGAATACTTCGCCAGTGGGTTCGAGACTTTTTACAACAAAAAAGATTTTAATAGATTAGCATCTATTAGTCCGATTTTGTTTGACAAACTAGAAAAATTAAACTATAATAAGGAGAAAGAATATGGAATTTAAGATAATTGAAAATACTTTGAATAGAGTAAAAGTATCGGTTAAAATAATAAAGAGATCGTTAGCTGTAGATCCAAACACACACGTCGATACACAAGACGTTGCAGACTTCCTCAAGAGGGAGGGTGTAGACTTTGCCAATTGCATTGGGGAAACGGTGTTGGATAATTATAGTGACAATCCAAAGTTGGAAGGTGAGTGGGTTTTCAACAAGAATGTGCAAGTCCCCACTCAAAAGAAAAGGAAGACAAATGTCCCAGTTGCAACAGGCACAACAAAGAGAAGAAGAAAGCCTAAAACAAAGACCGAACCTCAAAAAAATCAGCTTCTCAGAACTGAAAATATGGAATGAGTGTCCATTCAAACATAAGTTAATTTATCTAGATGGGATAAAGAAGTTTAAGGGCAATGAATACACTGCATTTGGCACCGCCATTCATCACGTTTGCGAATTAAAAGTACAAGATTCCACTATCAACGGTGAAGACTCTTTTAAGAAAAAATTCGTAGAAGAAATTAAAAATCTAGAATTAGAAGAAATTAATAAAAAATTAGTTGTAGAAATGGTAGAACAAGGAAAGAACTTAGTAAAATATATTCTTCCCGAGCTAGAGAGAACCTTCGAAAAATACGAAGTGGTCTCGGTGGAGGAGCAAATTTTTGAAGGGATTACCGAGTTTGAAACAGATTTTAATTTTAAAGGATTCATTGATCTGGTAATTAAGACACCAGACGACAGATATCATGTAATAGATTGGAAAACGTGCTCTTGGGGTTGGGACGCGCAAAGGAAATCGGAAAAGATGACAGTATATCAATTGAGCTTTTACAAGAATTATTTTTGTAAAAAACACAATATCGATCCGGATAATGTAGATACCTATTTTGCCCTTTTGAAGAGGACAGCTAAAAAAAACAACGCTGAAATATTCAAGGTCACGAATGGCAAAAAGAGGGTAGCAAACGCCGTAGACTTATTATATCGAGCATTAACACATATTAATAGTAAAAATTACATTAAAAATAAGCTATCATGTAAAAGATGTGAATTCTATAAATCTTCTCACTGCCCATAAAGGAAACAACTATGAAAAAAATTAAAGTCTTTATTATTTCAGACAGTCCACTTGCCCCTTCCGGGGTAGCTGGACAAACAAGATATATGATCGAGGGTTTGTTGCAAACTGGTAGGTTTAAATTTGTTTGTTTCGGCGGTGCAATAAAGCATGCTGATTACAAACCAATTACAACGGAAGAATATGGCGATGACTGGGTGATACACCCTATTGACGGATACGGCAATCAAGAGTCAGTTAGAACGCTATTGCAACAAGAAAAGCCAGATATAATGTGGATTATGACGGACCCGCGCTTTTGGCCATGGCTGTGGGAGATTGAGAACGAAGTAAGATCTGTCGTCCCGCTTGTATATTATCACGTATGGGATAACTTTCCTGCTCCAAAATTTAACAGAGACTTTTACATGTCTAATGATTTAATAGCTACGATAAGTAAGCTAACAGACGAGATCGTTGCCGAAGTAGCACCAGAGGTGCAAAGACTTAGGATTCCTCACACAACCAACGTACATGTATTCAAGAGATTACCCGATGAAGAAATAAAAGATTTTAGAAGAAAAAACAAATTAGCATATAAGAAAAACGGAGATCCAAAGACACTCTTCTTTTGGAACAATAGAAATGCCAGAAGAAAGCAGTCCGGCACTGTTCTTTGGTGGTTCTCTGAATTCCTAGAAAAGGTTGGAAAAGATAATGCCGCTATCATCATGCATACAGAACCAAAAGATCCAAATGGTCAAGATTTGGAGGCTATCATTGCGGAGACAAATATGGTTGATGGTCAGGCATTATTATCTGTTAACAAGCTCACCTTGAGTGATCTTGCAATGCTCTACAACGTTTGTGATTGCACAATTAATATTTCAGATGCTGAAGGCTTTGGGCTGGCAACGCTGGAGTCTTTATCCTGTGAAACTCCGATAATTGTTAACATGACAGGAGGTCTCCAGGAGCAAGTCACAGACGGTGAAAATTGGTTTGGAATAGGGCTCGAACCAAAATCTAAATCAATTATAGGGTCTCAGCAAGTGCCCTATATTTACGAGGATAGAATTTCTAAAGAAGATTTTATAAATGCTTTAGAAAAAATCTACAACATGACAGAGGAAGACAGAAGAGCATTGGGCGCAGCTGGCCGTCAACATGTGTTAAATAATTATGGATTTGACAGCTATATTGATACTTGGGACGAAACTTTAACAAGAATCCATGAAGAGGGCGGCTCGTGGGAAACTAGGAAACATAAAGCTTGGGATATGGTGGAAATAAAATGAAGTATAAAGTTATTGTAGAAGGACCGGCACTAACACAATCCGGATATGGGGAACATACGAGGTTAGTATTGAGATCATTGCGTGCGAGAGAAGATCTTTTAGATGTCTACCTGTCTCCCTTAAATTGGGGAACCACTTCGTGGATTCTAGGAAATTCAGAAGAGAGGGAGTGGATGTCCACTTTACAACAAAAGCTGGAAGCCCTTCCAGAAAATGAAAGAAAATTTGATTTTCACATAAGGGTTGGGATTCCAAACGAGTTTAATAGACTGGCACCGTATGCTGTTACGGTCACTGCTGGTATCGAAACAACAAAGGTTGCTCCCAAGTGGATTGAAAAAAGTCATGAAATGGACAGGCTAGTTGTTCCTTCCGAATTTGCTAAGTGGGTTTTTGAAAATACAAAGTACGAAGTCCAAGATGAGAATGGAACAAAGACTCTTTTAGGGTGTGGGTCTCCTGTGGATGTTGTGCCTTATCCAGTAGGGAGTCTGGAAAAAGATGAGAATTTTAAGTTAGACCTAGAAACAGACTTTAACTATCTTATGGTGGCACAGTGGTCAATTAGGAAAAATCTTGAGAACACTTTAAGATGGTTTATCGAAGAATTCAAGAATGAAGACGTTGGATTGGTTATAAAAACAAACACTGCTAAGAATAGTTATATGGACAAGTCCTTTACTAAGAAAAAGTTAGAAATGTTTTTGGGCCAAAAGGAATTTCGAGATCGAAAATGCAGAATATATTTTTTGCACGGAGATATGACCCGCGAAGAACTCAATTCCTTGTACACCCATCCAAAGATCAAGGCAATAATCAGTGCAACTCACGGCGAAGGTTTTGGGCTACCCTTATTCGAAGCGGCTTGTAACGGACTTCCTGTCCTTGCTACTGGATGGAGCGGTCATTTAGATTTTCTTTATGCTCCTGTAAAAACAAAGGGGAAGGGCGGCAAGCCGAAGAAAAAAGCCCTTTTCGCGAGAGTTGATTATGTTTTAGCACCTGTGCAAAAAGAAGCCATCTGGAAGGACATACTTCCCGAAGGATCTATGTGGTCTTACCCCAATAAAGTTGATTTTAAGAAAAAACTCCGAGCACTTCACACCAACAATGGGGTATATGTGTCCTGGGCTAAAAAACTTAAAACACATATACTTAAGAATTATTCGGAAGAAGAGGTGCTGAAAAATATGTTGGCGGCTGTAATCCCCCAAACCATATTAAACCCACCAGAATATGTTTATGTTAGTGACGCCTTCGCAGGACAATATCAAGGCGGTGCTGAAATGAGCTTGCAAACCATAATTGAGAATTCTCCATCTAAGCAGATCGGAGCGATAAACTCTAATCTCTTGAATGAGAAGCTCATTTCAGATAATAAAAAAGCAAAATGGATTTTTGGTAATATCGCGAATATGTCTCCTGAAATTTTTGAGTTGATTCAAAAACATGAGATTGAATATTCATTTATTGAATTTGATTATAAATTTTGCAAACATCGCAATCCTCTTTTATACGAGATGGTTGAAGGCGAAAAGTGCGACTATGGTGAAACGGAACAGGGTGGAAGGATAAAAAGATTTGTTGAAAATGCTAAATCTATATTTTTCATGTCAGAAAAACAGAAACAAATTTATCTTGAATCGATAAACATTGCCGATTCCGGAAAGGTGCATGTTTTGTCCTCGTTGTTTGGAAAAGAGTTCTTCGAGGTTGTGGAATCTTTCAGAGAACAAGCAAAGGGAAGAAAGAAGGGCAATTGGGTGGTTTTGGGATCCGATAGTTGGGTCAAGGGTGCTCAAGAGTCTGAAGAGTGGTGTAAGAAAAACAATCTAGAATACGAAGTATTGTGGGGATTAAAACCGATACAATTTCTAGAAAAGTTGGCTCTATCTAAGGGCGTGTGTTTCAAGCCAGGAGGATTAGACACGTGTCCTAGATTTATAATTGAGGCAAAGTTGCTAGGGTGTGAACTGGAATTAAATGAGAACGTTCAACACCGCGAAGAAGAATGGTTTAACAAAGATCATGAGGAAATCGTAGAATATCTCAAATCTAGACCGTCTTATTTTTGGGAGAACGCATTTTGTTAAACGAAGAAGAATGTTTGATAGAAAATCACTTCACCATAGTAATACTTTCCTATAACAATGAGAAGTGGATTGAAAAAAATGTAAATTCTGCTATTAAGCAAGAATATGATAAATTTGATATTCGGTTTATAAATGATGCGTCAATTGATAAAACGGGCAAATTAGCAGAGAAGTTATTTAAAGAGTGGAGAGCAGGACCAAATGAAGATAGAAAGTTGTCCGTTGTGCATAACACTGATAATACTCGTGCCCTCCCTAATCTTGTCTCTGCAGTCAATTGCGCCCGTCCAGACTCCATTATAGTGGCTCTGGATGGTGATGATTGGTTGGCAAATAGATATGTGTTACAACATCTCAATGAGGTGTATCAAGATCCAAATGCTTGGATTACTGCTGGCTCTTACATCGAAAGCGTCGGCGGGACGGTGGTTAGACCACGAGTGACAGATGATTATTGGACGGGGAATATACGCCACAAGGAGTGGACCTTTTCTCACTTGAGAACATTTAGAAAAGAGCTTTTTATGAGCATCAAAGAGGAAGACATGAAAGATACCGATGGCAATTTTTATAAGTTCACTTGGGATAGAGTTATAATGTACCCAATGATTGAGATGGCCGGACCCAAACATTTTAAACCGGTAGACAAAATAACATATGTTTATAATCGAGATAATCCATTAGCTGTTGATAAGGTCCATCGAACCGATCAGCTTCGAATTGAAGCAGAACTAAAAGCAAAACAACCTTATGATAGATTAGAGGAACTTCCAATAAGTGACTACCTCTAAAAAATTCAATATTTTAATGTGCTCCCGCCCTGGAGGAGATCGCGGACCTGGTCTCACTTTTAGTCATCATGTCGATGCCCTAAATCAAGACAAATTAGAAAGATTTAATGTGGAAGAGATCTGGAATCTTAAGCAGGGTGACGATATTAGCCAGTTCGATGTATTCTGGTTTTATGCTAAAGGATTCAATCCAACTTTATATTTTAATTTAAAACAAAACTTCCCTAATAAGAAGTTTGTTTTTGGACCAAATGTTCTCTTAGATTACCCAGACATAGGCGCAGCAGATGAGTGGGATCAGTGGTTTGTGAGAGAGGTCGCGTTTGACTTGTATATCGATCAAGTTGAGTTTTACAACAATCATGTTAAGAAGTTTTTGAGAAAAGATTTGGTTCATAAAGCTGATTATCTAGATAAGTGTGTAACCTTTGATATAGACCCAGAGATTATAAACAACAAGAACATAGAATATGATTGTCTTGTTTACTCCAAAAGAAGAAGGTACGATGACAACTATTTCGATTTTCACGAAGGCATAATAGATCTTCTAGAAGAAAACGATTTATCTTATATTGAATTAACTTATGGCAGCTATAAGCGAGAAGAGTATTTTGATGCGCTCTTGAAGTCCAAGTGTTGCATTAACTTAAGTCTAGACGAGTGCCCAGGCATCGCAACATATGAGGCGATGTTTTTAGATGTTCCAGTAATTGGTTCTCCGCATAATACTCCGAGTATATTTGACCAAAACTTTTGGGTACACGATACAGATAGAATGACAGAAAAGTATCTTAAGAGAAAAGACGGATCTGCTATCCCTTATATTGAGAAAGTAAAAGAATTCTTGAATGGTGACCTTAAGCCGTCAATCTCTCCGAGAAAATATATTCTCAAGCATGCTGGTTATGAGCGATATGCAAATGACGCTTATGATTTAATGATTAAATATTGTGGGTGAAATGAAGTGGGTTTAGGTGGGTATCTAGCATGGACAGCAGTCGCCAGAGAGGTGGCAAACAAGCTCTCTGAGGGACTTAAAGTGTTACCCTGTGAGGGTGATGGCAAAAACGTTAATAAACTGGTTAGAAGTCCAGTATTCGAGAATAACCCCTATATTTACAAAAATGGAGACGGTGACGAGGCATTTCCTCTGTTTTTAAACAATCCTCAAGCAAATTATTGCAAGAATGACACACCAATTAAGGCTTATCATAGGGGCGACAAACACATAATAGAACAGATGTGTGAATTTTATGGCATTGAAAACCCCGAACTTAGGTGTGAATTATACTTTACAAACGCTGAAAAAGAAAGAGTGAACAAGCTTTTAGAGGGATTGGAGTCGAAATTCATTACTATAGAACCGTATTCAAAGATGAACTACACCAAAAACAGGTCCTACCCACTGGAAAACTGGCAAAACATAGTAGAAGCCTTAAAGGATAAGGTTCAAATAGTCCAACTAGGGACACACGCCGGACCTTTGTTGAAAAACGTTGTAGATTATAGAGGATTGACATCGTTTAGAGAGGCAACGATATTAATTGGCCATTCCGAGTTGTTCTTGAGTACAGAGGGAGGGCTAGTACATGCTGCAACCGCCGTAGACACACCTTCCGTGGTAATAATAACTGGATACCAGGACGAAAGAATGGTAGCATATCCCCAAAACATTAATATCAATATTGCAAATCACGGACCTTGTGGGCTTAAGGTAGAATGCCCTGAGTGTGTAGAAGACGCATCTAATCATGATGAAAAAGAAATTATTGACAAAGTACTAGAGTTTCTGCTATAATTCGCTTATGGCTAAAAAAACAATATTTACCAATGGGTGTTTTGATATACTTCACCGTGGCCACATCGAGCTTCTAAAGTTTTGCAAATCGTATGGTCGTGTTATCGTGGGTCTTAATAGTGACAAAAGTGTGCGAAAATTAAAGGGACCTTCCCGTCCTGTCTTCTCGGAAAACGATAGAAAATTTATGTTGGAGTCCTGCAAATACGTGGACAAGGTGCACGTCTTTGAAGAAGACACTCCCATTAACTTGATTAGTAAGCTAAAGCCGGATATAATTGTGAAAGGTGGAGATTATGAAGAAGAGGATGTCGTCGGAAAAGACGTATGTGAATCTGTTATAATCTTTAATTATTTAGATGGATATTCAACAACTGAAATCATTCAAGATATTAGTGATAGGTGATTCCTGTACGGATGTATATAACTACGGTACGTGCAATAGGATAAGTCCAGAAGCACCCGTCCCGATATTAAAGACAACCTATGTAGAAGAAAAGCCTGGGATGGCTTTGAATGTTCAGAAGAATTTAGAAGCTTTTGGGCATGAATCTATGATATTAACAAATTCCGAAGTTATAAGAAAAGAAAGGTATGTAGATCAGAAGACGATGCAACACCTCTTAAGAGTCGACATCGGAGAAGAATCACCTCTCCAACCAATGGACAAAAGACTTATTAGAACAATCAAAGATTCCGGGTTTAAATATGATTGTGTTGTAGTCTCGGATTATGATAAGGGATTTATATGCAGTGATAATTGCGAAGACATAATAAGTGCCTTGAGAGATGAAGATACTGTTGTTTTTGTTGACTCGAAGAAACAGGACCTGTCTTGTTATCAAGAGTGCATAATAAAGCTGAATGAATTTGAATATGCAAATATTGAAAAGGAACCATTCAACTCAGAAGTAATAGTGACTTTAGGGTCTCAGGGTGCCAGATGGAGAGATCAGGATTTCCCAACAGAACCGGTTAATGTATTCGATGTTTGTGGAGCGGGAGACACGTTTATGGCAGCGTTTGTCACTGCTTACATGTCTACTTTTTCTTTTCCAGAATCTATCAAATTTGCGAATAAGTGTGCAAGACTATCAGTTAAAAAGTTTGGTAATTATGTGGTATCATTAGAGGACTTGAGATGATTTATGTTTTTGATATCGATAATACAATTTGCGAGACTGTAAACAGCGATTATAAAAACAGTATACCTATAAAAGAAAGAATTGATTCAATAAATGAGTTATACGAAAATGGTCATACAATAATATTTAATACGGCTAGAGGAATGGGAAGAACTAGAGATAATATTTTACTTGTTTACGAGATGTTTTTCGAGATGACAAAAAACCAGCTGGATAGTTGGGGAGTTAAATATGATAAGTTATTTATGGGTAAGCCATCGGGCGATATTTATGTTGATGACAAGGGCATAAAAGATGACAGATTCTTCAAAATATAAACCAAAATATGTCCCAAAAGGATGGGGGCACGAGCTTTGGATAGTAAATAAAGAAGAATATTGTGGGAAACTGTTGTTTATAAAGAAAGACAAGAAATGTTCGTGGCACTTTCACAGGTTGAAGGACGAAGTGTTTTATTTGCAATCTGGAAAGTTGTTGGTAAGATATTCAGACAAGGGAGATATTAACGAGTGTAAAACGTTGATTATGAATCCGGGAGACTCTTTTCATGTTTACAGGCTTCTGAAACATCAAATGGAGGCTCTGGAGGACTCGGAGTTGTTTGAGTTCTCTACACAACATTTTGATAGCGATTCACATAGGATTATAAAAGGTGATTAAATGAAAGTAGCGAGTGCTTGGTCGGGACACGACTGTTCGTTTTGCATATTGGACAATGGCCATCCAGTTGTCCATGCAGAATATGAAAGATATATAAGAGAAAAGGAGCCAGCCGGTGATGGAGTTCAATTTATGTTCGATGAATACAAAGCTCATCGAGATATTAAATATTTTGCGACCAATTATTCTTTTTCTAAGTTAGAGAATCATCCAGAGTCTCTTAGCAAACTTAAAGGAATATTAAAGCAAAATGGAGGAGAGATATATGTCGTAGGGCACCACCAAGCTCATGCAGCAAACGCATTCTTTTCTAGCAACCATGATAAAGCCTTGATTTTTACAATGGATGGTGGCGGCTTTGAAACAGAAGACGGATTTATCACGGCTTTTACAGTCTGGGAAGGAAAAGATAACAAGATAAAGCCTGTGCATGTTTTCCCAATCCGAGATGTTAACATCGGTGGTGTTTGGACCCGCGTGACACGTTATGTCTTCGGACTGCAGTCGGGTTGGCCAACCGGGCATCAAGCCGGAACGGTGATGGCGATGGCTTGCATGGGAGATAGTAAAAAATATTTTAAAGACTTTGACAAGATGTTGAGATCAGACTCAGCCGCCGCCTGCTTTAAACCCCACACCCAACCAAGAGGTGCCAATGTTGGAACGGACCCCAAGCACCCATATCTTTGGAAGTGGACCGAAATAGCACAAAGAGGCGAGCAAGAACAATTTGACCTAGCTGCAGGTCTTCAATCGGCTACAGAGGTGTACATGAGGGAAATAATAAAGATGTTTGTCGATAATCATCCGAATATTGAAAATCTGTGCTTTGCAGGCGGTGTTTCGTTAAACTCGGTAGTAATGGGCAAAATGTTAGACTGGTTTCCAGGCAAGAACATATATGTAACACCAACCCCTCATGATGGCGGTTTAACTCTGGGGGCAGCACAGCTTGTGTGGCACCACACTCTTGAGAACCCAAGAATCTTATGGAAGGATAACTTCACACCTTATTTGGGATGCGACCATTCAGATCTTGTTGAGAAGACTATCAACAACAGAAAAGAGGAAATAGAGTCTGTAAAAGTAACAGACGAAGAGGTCATAAGCCTTTTGGATCAGCAAAAGATTGTTGCCGTCTTTGGCGGCGGTTCGGAATCAGGACGCCGCGCTTTGGGGAATCGTAGTATTCTGGCGGATCCTAGAAGCAAGGATATGAAAGAGATTATTAATGAAAAGGTGAAGCATCGTCAATGGTTCCGACCATTTGCGCCCTCCATCTTGAGGGAAGAGGTTAGCAATTGGTTCGAAAAAGACAAGGACAGTCCATATATGAGCTTTGTGCTTCAGTTTAAAGAAGAAAAGCAAAAAGAGGTTCCAGCAGTTGTTCATTTTAATGGATCTGCGAGACTTCAGACTGTCACTGAGAACGATAACGAGTGGTATTATAACTTTATAAAAAAATGGCACGCTAAGAGCGGTGTCCCAATTCTACTTAATACGAGTTTTAACGATAGAGAACCGATCTGTGAAACCCCGGAACATGCAATAAACTGCTTTCTAGGGACAGAGATAGATTATCTCTATTTTTATGAGCAAGGTCTCTTGGTTAAAAGGAGAAATAAATGAAAATTCTAGTAACTGGTGTCCTTGGCGTGATAGGGAGCAAGTTAGAAGAAATCTTGAAGATAAGGGGTCATCAAGTATTCGGTGTTGACCTTTATCACACAGATCGAACTTATGGTCACGGAATGGGCAAAGTAAAAGATGACGATTATTTCCGCTGTGACATCGGAGAATTCCGACAGATAGAGCAAGTAATCGAATATGTAAAACCAGATCTGGTGTATAACTGCGCGGCAGAGTTTGGACGATGGAATGGCGAAAACTTTTATGAAAAGGTTTGGAAGTCCAATGTTATCGGAATGAAGCACATTGTTAGACTCCAAGAAAAGCACGGGTTTAAACTGGTTCATTGTTCTTCTTCAGAGGTCTACGGTGATTACGAAGGCATCATGTACGAAGACGTTCTAAATCAAACTCCAATTATTCAAATGAATGATTATGCGATGAGTAAAAGAGTGAACGAGATGCAGGTTCACAACTCTCGTTCCCAATTCGGCACAGAAACAGTGTTGGTAAGGTTCTTCAACACTTATGGTCCCGGGGAATGGTATCATCCATTCAGAAGTGTTAACTGTCTTTTTACATATAATCTTTTGCATGGAAAGCCGATTACCGTGTTTAAGGGTCACTCTAGAACCAGCACCTACATATATGATAGTGTTCGGACCTTAGCGAATATTGCTGATAATTTTATAGATGGCCAAACTTATAATATTGCTTCAGATCAGGAGCACACCATTGAGTTGTTGGCACAGACTTTGGTGAAGTACACAAAAGCAGACCCTTCTTTGGTTGATTATCGAGAACATAATGAAATTTTGACAACAAAGCACAAGCACGTTGACGCATCAAAGTCTGTCAGAGACCTGGACCACAAAAACACTGTCACTCTTGAAGAGGGGGTGTGGGAGACGGTTCAATGGATGAAAGAGCATTATAGATTATGATCTGGAATGAGATTGTTTGCTTAGGCGATTCGATAACTTACGGAGCCAGAGATGAATATGCTCGTTCTCCAACTATTGAACTGTCGAAAATAATGAAAGAGAAGACGGGAGAGGTTTACATTTGCCACAATTATGGAATAAGTGGAGAGACAAGCGTTGATTTACTCAAGAGGACCTGGAGAGCCTGCTCTTCACACAAGGTTGCAAATATTGCATTTATTATGATCGGCACGAATGACACTCAGAAGGCAATACCTCCGGAAATTTATGAAGACAACTTGCGTCAAATAATTGACATATGTAAAATACACGGCATGCATATTATAATATCAACTCTCCCAAGACTTGGGATGACTCCGCTCTATTATAAAAATTCTTACTTGACTAAATCATACAATGATGTTATAATGAGCCTATCTACTGAACTTAATCTCGACGTTTGTGACATGTCCGGCATTGAGGAGCATTATGTAGACGGCGTCCACTTCACAAATGCTGGGCACAAGGAAATAGCAAATAGATGGGCAAACAAAATCCTGACATCTCAAACCTAAAGACGCTCGTAATAGGGTGCACTCCTCTAGCAAGAAAAGTTATTAATTGTTTAAAAGAAATTTCTGACATAGTTGGGATAATTGGATTAAATGATACCGAGGGTCGCAAGAAATCAAATTATGATAGTTTGGGAGACTTCGAAAACACTTTTGATATGCTTTGGACTGGGGATATAAACGCAACAGGAGACTGGATAAAAGAAAGAAACCCAGATGTGGTGATTCAATGCGGATGGTCACAAATATTCAAACCTCATATATTAAAAATCCCAAAAAAATATTGTTTAGGAATCCATCCGTCTCCACTACCAGAAGGCAGAGGTGCTGCAGTCATTAACTGGAAAATAATTGAAAGTGATGGAAAGCCGGTTGAGTGGGGGAATAGTCTTTTTGTGATGGAGCCCAAAACGGATACCGGAGCCGTGCTGGACTTCGAACCATTTACGATAGAGGTGCGAGATGATGTTAGAACAGCATATCAAAAAGTTGATCTGACAGCTTTAAAAATGATTCGTAGAACAATACCTATGATTGCGGCAGGCGAAGAAGAATTAAAACACCAAGATGATTCTAGAGTTACAAGATACTATAAAAGAACGCCAAAAGATGGTAAGATAAGTTTATCTTGGTCTGCTATAAAAATTAGAGATTATGTGAGAGCATTGGCTTCTCCATATCCTGGTGCATATATTGAAACAAGGTGGGGAAAAATAATTTTATGGAATGTTTCTATAGATTCTTGCAAAATTCACGGACCTCCTGGTTTGATATATCGGGTAGTAAAAGGAAGGGGACTCCTGGTCAAGGTTGCTGGATTTTTATGTGTATGGATGGAACGAATAACAGTAAACGGTGCCGAACGCTGGGCTGACGAATGGGCTATAGAGTCAGGCATAAAAGAAGGAGAAGCCTTAATTGATTAAAAATATTGTACATGTTGTGGGTGCAAGACCAAATTTTATTAAAGCCGCACCAGTAATTCATAATATAAAGGAAAAGGTGCCAGAGGTTAGACAAATCCTTATTCACACTGGTCAGCATTATGACAAAAATTTATCAGATGTGTTTTTTAGCGCATTGCGGATGCCAAAGCCGGACATCAATCTTAAGGTCGGTTCTTCAAAAATGCACGGGAAACAAGTCGCGGATGTAATAGTTGGCATTGAAAAGTATTTGGTGAATAAAAAAGTAGACCTTTTAGTGGTGTACGGCGATGTCAATTCGACTCTCGGAGCAACTTTGGCAGCGGTGAAAATGGGTATTAAAGTCGCACATGTTGAATCTGGCTTGCGCAGCCGCGACAGATCAATGCCGGAAGAAATAAATAGAATGATCGTGGACAGAATATCAGATTATCACTTTGTTACGGAAAGGGACGCAGTTCACAACCTTCTCAGCGAAGGTATAAATCGTCATTCAATATTCTTTGTAGGAAACACTATGATTGATTCTTTATACGGTGTTCTTGGTAAACTACCGGAATCTTCTGAAAAGGAAGATTATATCCTAGCAACACTTCACAGACCATCAAATGTTGATAATGAACCCGGACTTCGAAAAATATTAGATATATGTAAATCAGTTGGCAAGAAGGTGATATTTCCGATGCATCCGCGAACGAAGAACAATTTTGGAAAATTTGGATTGTTGGAAGAGGCACTAAAGGTTCCAAATCTTGAAATCATAGACCCTGTTGGGTATTTCGAATTTGTGTCTTTGATGAAAAACAGTTTTGCAGTATTGACAGATTCCGGCGGCGTACAAGAAGAGACAACTGCGTTGTCTGTCCCGTGCCTAACTTTAAGAAATAATACCGAGAGACCTTCAACAATTGAGGAAGGAACAAACCAATTGGTAGACTCTGTAGAAGAAGTCACTTCAGCGGTTTTAGGTATCGAAAAGGAAGAGAATAAGGAACGTTCCAAGCCAGAGAAGTGGGACGGCCAATCAGGAAAGAGAATATCTCAAGTTATAAAACAAATATTTGAAAGAAAGGAGAATTAGTTATGGCTTATTGGGGGTACTACGATTTTATAGTAGACTATATCAAAGGCAAAGAGGAATCATCAGTGATAGAAATTGGGGTGGACAAGGGTCAAACTTTCATTCCTCTTCTTAGTTTTATGAGCAAACATTGCGAGAAATTTGAATTAATAGGAGTAGACGTTTTACGTCGTGATGAACTTGCTGTCCAATGTGAGCAAATGGCGAAAGACCTTACAGAGGCTCAGAATGTAGTCTTTTACGAGGAATCTAGTTTGGTTGTCCTACCAAAATTTATCGAACATTTGAAAGAAAATGCACCGGAACAACAAGGGTTGTTTGACATAATGTTGATAGATGGTGATCATAACTACTATACAGTAAAAAAGGAGATGGAATGCGTTCCAGATCTTCTCAAACCTGGCGGGTTTGTCGTTTTTGATGATTACTCAAATAAGTGGGGAACTGAGGACGAGTACTTCGCAGATTTTAAAGAATATGAAAACAATGAATTTGTTACCCAAAGAGAAGGAACTGAACACTCAGATAAAAAAGGCACCAAACCTGCCATTGACGAATTTTTAGAGAATAACCCGGAATGGGTATCGACCGACGCTGTTTGTCCTGGCAGAGAGCCAATTCTCATATATAGATCCGGCGAATTAAACTTTTATAACCCGACCACTGGCGAAGCCATCGACATAAACGAAATAGAAGCTGAGAATCCCGAGGAGGAAGGCTGATATGTCGGAAACAATGCCAAAAGTAACCTTTGCATTTATTAATTGTAATAGGTTACATTATTTGAGGAGTTGCTTGGAATCGTTCTTGCAGTGCACCGAAGATTACACAAATAAGGAAATTATAGTTGTTGACAATGCATCTACAGAAGACGGCACAGATGAATATTTAGAAGACTTGAGGGAGAGGGGGTTTCGAGTTTTTAGACAGAAGCAAAGAGACCCATCAAACGAGTATGCAAAGGCACTAAATATTGTATCTGAAAATGCAACTGGCAAATATATTGCCCCTATTCCGGCAGATTTTCAATTTATCATCAAGGGTGGTTGGTTAAAAGAATATGTTGATTTTTTTGAAAACTACGAAGACACTACTGGGTGTATCTCTTTCGACGCTCAGAGAAGGGTTAGGAACGCGTCAGGTACATACTCAAATGCCCTGGGTAGTAGTGATTTTAAATTCCTGTATCACTATAATCGAAATCCCGTAATGGGCGCAATGAATTGTATGGTCACAAAGAAGTTGTTAGATTTGATTTATCCTTGGGATGTAGACAATTTGTCTCACGAGGGTGGTGAAGATTCCGAGACAAAGATGTTGAAAAAAGCAGAAAGATTATTGAGAGAAAATTCAATGACTGTCTTTTATAGTGCCCCGATAATCCCTGTTTCGGTTGGCATCTTCAACGAAAAGGGAGAGAACGCAAGAATCAGAGGAATGACTAGATACGGTGATTATTGGGCCCCACCCGGTGATGATGAGAAAATAAAGTATTATAAGATCCATGAATATCAAGAATTGTTGGAAAAACACAAGAATAACGAAATTCCAGTGTCCATAGAGGATGTTTCCGAGGCCCTGGGTTGGAATTTGCCAATAGACTCTCAAGGCAATTGGATAAAACCAGAAAATCCACAAAACGTTAATGGTGTTCCAGTTTGTTGATATCCACGCCTATGAAGATTCTGATTAATAGACAAGTAGTGAATGGCCCATGGGGAGGGGGGAATAAATTTGTTAAAGCTTTTTATGAAATCGGTACAAGCCGGGGTCACAAGATAACGAATACTTTTGAGGATAATATAGATTTAATATTCTTACAAGACCCTCGGCCAAGCGCAAAAGTTGGAATAGGGATCAATGAAGCGATTCATTATCGTAAATTTTGCAAAAATACAAAACTAGTACAAAGAATTAATGAATGCGATGCTAGAAAGAATACTGACTTTATGGATGCTCTTTTATTATCTTGTAGTGAGTGGCTAGACTATACTGTGTTCGTGTCCAATTGGATGCAAAACTATCATTTAACAAAAGGGTGGAAATGCAAAAATTACTCAGCCATTTACAACGGTGTAGATCTGGACATATTTCAAAAACGAGAAAAAATTAATAATGGCAAAATTAACATCGTAACTCATCATTGGTCGGATAATTTTATGAAAGGTTTCGATTTTTACAATGAGATAGACAAGTTTGTAGGTGAAAATGAAAACTTTACTTTCACCTATATTGGTAGAGAGATAGGGACCTTTAAGAACACCAAGGTTGTGCCGCCAATTTTCGGAGAAGAGCTAGGAAAAGAACTTGGAAAATATGATTTATATATTAGTGCATCTCGATTCGACCCTGGACCGAACCATATACTAGAAAGCTTAGCTTGTAAAATACCAACTTATGTGCACGCCGAAGGCGGCGGCTGTATTGAATTTGCAGGAGAGGACATGGTCTTTAAAGATATAGAAGAGTTGTTGTCGATAATTACTTCGAAAAAATATAAACAAAATAAGATGCAACCAACAGATTGGGAGTCTTGTCTGAACCAATACTTTGATTTATTTGAAAAGGATTTAACTAAATGAACAAATTTAAGTTTTCTGCACTAATAACAGCCAGTGGCGGTATCGGATCACGCCTCATTTTACACAAAATACATTAAGATTATAGAGGGGACTATAGGGTGAAACCAAAGATAGCAGCATTAATAACGGCATCCGGCGGCATAGGGTCTCATCTTGTTTTGCACAAATTGCAAGGGCACAAGAATTTAGTTACTCTTACTGAGGGTGCCTTCCGCAGCCAGGGCGGATCAACTAAGGGTGATTTAAAGAGATATTTGTCTCAAGGTGAGATGCCTTCATTCCGAGACGAACAATTGTTTCCTATAAAGAAAATCAATTCTCAAGAAAGTAAGTGGATTATCCTCAACAAGCCACCACTCAAAATGATAAATTACCATAGAACTTTTCATCCGGATATTCCCATATTGTACATTTTCAGAAATCCTGTTTCTTTTTACTATACTTGGATAAAGAAATGGAAAGAATATGGAGAAAGAAGATATGGTAAGACAGTTTCGGATGACAGGGTGTTTGAGTGGTTTAAGAATACATTCATGTCTTCGCTATTTGAATTGGCTCAAACGTTTAGATCGGGAACAGATCATATAATAAGTTTTGAACATTTTTTCAACGATATTGATTTCGAACTAGAAAGAATCTTTAAATGTTTGGATGTCCCTGTTGTAAAAAATGAGGATTTGAAAGTTCTAGATAAATGCAATGTTTGTGGGACTGAAAAAGTAATAAGAAAAGAAGTACACGTCCGCGGCGAAAGATTCGAAGAGGTCTTATGTTGCCATCGACATGGCCCGTGTTTGGGCCCAGGAGAATACAATTATATTAGGAAAGAAGACTCTTCCTTTTTGAACAAGTGGAAAGTAAAACCTGATCAGGCTGAAGTGTGCAAGAAATTTTCCTCACTGTTTGGCGATGGTTTGATAAAATACTATTTGGAAGAGGGTTATTTGGAAGACAAAGACCGAAAGATCTTCGATAAGTTAATCCAAGAGTTCCTAGAAGGGTTGAGACGTGAGTGAGATTGGATTCATTCTCAGGGAGATGACCCATCTTAGGTATTGGATGCCTCTCGTGCTGGAAGGCAACAACAGGGGGTTGAAATCTGTCTTTTATATTGCATCTTCACAGAAATATAATTGTCCACTTCTCTATATGGATAAAATAAAAGATTTGGCCAAAAAGCACAACATTGAAATCAGACCATTCGGAGAGGCTAAGAAATGTACAGGAGTTTTATTTTCCAGCGAAAACAGATGGGGGATCGAAATTCTAAAAAAAACTCCTAGTACAAAAAAAGTTGTATGCACTTATCAGACAGATTTTGTAGAAAGTTATAACAACTTTTATAAAGAAGTGGCAGACTATATTCTTATGCCTAGCGAGTTTTGTGCAAAATATTATAGATGTACTGAAGGGAATAACCTTTATCTCGGTATTCCGAAATATGATGCTTCTTTCACCGAAGAAGAGGCACTTAAAAACAACAAACTACAAGATACAAACAATGTTCTTTTGGTCTGGCCAAAAAATAGAGATTTGGGCAGAATCAACATGGAGAAACTCTTGAAATTCTTGCTGAAATCAGGATTCAGAGTTTTGGCTAAAACCAGAGGCAAAGACCCTATTCCAAGAAAACACAAAGAGATGCTAAAGAAAAATGGTGGTCGCCACCTAGAAGATCGATCATGGTTTCCTCACACTACACAAGAACTTTTAGAAACCTCTAAGCTTGTCATTAATTTTGGATCAACCACTATAGAAGAATGTGTGATGCACAATGTTCCGCTTATAAACTTTGATATTAAGCCGAGCGTGAGAAACGGAAACAAAAAGAAGTTTAGGGTGACGCATGATTACTTGTACAATTATAATTATTGCATTCAGTTGAAAACTGATTTTACCGAAGGACAACTCCAAGCGGCCATTAAATATTTAACATCTGCAGACCTTAAGGAAGAATTCAGGAAGGCGAGACAGAATCACCTTTTTGATCATAAAGATTCTTGCAAAAGAATACTTGATGTGTTATTATAAAACGTTATGATAGAAGGACTCATGATAGGACTGGCAGATATGGTCGAAGCCAAAAAACCCAAAGTTGTTGCAATAATCCCCGCTCGCGGCGGTTCGAAAAGACTAGAGCGTAAAAACATATATCCTATTTGGGGCAAGCCAATGTTATATTGGGCAATCAAGGCAGCAAAGGAAAGTGAACATATTACTGATGTGTGGGTCACCACTGAAGACGAAGAGATAAAAAATATCGCACTAGAGTGTGGTGCCAAGGTTCATGATAGGGATCCGAGGCATGCACAAGATCACGTATACAAGATGGAAGCCATCAGAGATGCAGCTAGCTTTATAGAGAGAAGGCACTTCAAACCAGAGATTGTTGTGTCCCTTCAGGCAAACTCCCCAGAAATTACAGGAGAAACGCTAGATAACGCCATTGAGGCATTCATTATTAACGATAGAAATGAGTTGATGAGTGTTGATGGCGAGTTGATGATGAACGCGGCATTTAGAATAATGAAGAATTGGTATGTTTATCAGAGGGACTTGAGTACGAAAACTGGAGCATTTATTTGTGATGTTCACGATGTTCATACAATTGAAGATGTTAAATTTATAGAGAAGAGGGGTAATAAAAATGATAAAAACACCTAAAAGAGTATTGATATTCGCGGCCCACCATGACGATGAAACAATCGGATGTGGAGGCACCATTAGAAAATGGGCGGACAAAGGTTGTCAGATTCATGTATGCTTTATGACAAACGGGGATACGGGAGTTGAACAGAGCACCGATGGTGAAAACATCGTAAAGACAAGAATGGAAGAATCCGAAAAGGCAGCAAAGATACTAGGAGTATATCGTCTCCACAACTTAAGTATACCATGTCAAAAAGTGGTTAATCGCCAATCTACTTTTCACAAAGTCATACAGAAAATAAGAGAAATAAAACCTGAGTTAGTTGTAACGCACAATAGTGTGTGTAAGCATCGCGACCATAAGAGGACTTCTGCAATAGTTGAGGAAGCATGCTGGAAGGCTTCGGAGAACATTCTAGAAGAATTAGGAGAAGTCCACACGATAAAGGACTTGTGGTCTTTTGAAATTACGGACCCACATTCAAATCCGGATATTGTTGTTGATATTACGGACACTTATGAATGGAAATGGTTGGCAATGGAAGAATATCTTTCTCAGTCTGGCATATTGCCGGGAATAATGGAGTACATCGAGGGCTTGTCAAAGGTCCGTGGATATTCAATAGGCGCAAGAAGAGGTGAGGCTTTTACTAGAATTGGAAAGGCACCGATAAAGATATGAGCTATATCGCGATAACATCTAATCAACCCAGGCATAGGGAGTTTATAAACAGGCTTCAGAAAAAAGTAAACTTGTCCCTTGTTATTGTCGTGGAAAAGAAAAAGGGAAACTCTCAGTTTTATTGTTCAGAGCAATTAGCATTTGGGGGGAAAAAGGATCCCATTAGGGTGAACATCGTGGAATGCACGCCTGTGCAATTAAACTCTAAAAGAATGGCAGAATTGATTACGGATGTCCGCCCGGAAGTTTGTTTTGTTTTTGGGGCACCTCTCTTAAAAGAAAACATATTTAGAATACCAAGAAGAGGATGTATAAACATACATACGGGATTAGTGCAACATCATCGTGGCGTCGACAGTCCTTATTGGGCTCTGTATGAGCGTAGACCTGAATTACTTGGCGCGACTTTGCATTATATAGATTCTTCGATAGACGGAGGGGATATTATATCACAAGCAATAACAAAAGATCTGAAAGTAACAGACTCTCCGGATGATATATTTATGAAAACTTGTGCTACTGGATTTGACATTTTAGAAGAAAGTGTGTATAATATATTAGATGACTCTGTTGAGGCACACCCTCTTAGCCAATATGGTAACCGAGGCAAACTTTATCAAAATAAAGATATGGATTATGGTATAATGCTAGAGATAAGATATAAAACACCACACGTGCTAAAGGAATATTTAAATGGAAATAATAGTTGATCTTTGTAACCAACACCACGGATCTTTAAGCGAATTAAAAAGGATGAGCTTGAATGCTTGGACTGCTGGCGCAGACGTGGTTAAAGTTCAATTGATGGACTCTGAAAAGTTCTTTGGAAGCACAGAGAAGAAGTATAGAGATATTGATTTTGAAACTTTTGCAAGTCTTAATGATTTTTGTGTGAATCTGGGGATTCCTTTAATGGCAACTCCCTTCGACATGGAGAGGTTCGACTGGATAAAATCGTTAGGCATTAAGAGATACAAGATATCATCAAGAACAGCGAAGCAGGACCCTGAATTGTGTAAGGCAATATTGAGAGAGAACAAGCCCACAATTATATCGACTGGTCATTGCGCTAAGGGAGAATGGCCATATGGACTAGGAGAAAAAATAAGCTATCTATTTTGTGTGTCTAAGTATCCGACATTCTTACACGACCCAGCATTAAAGGCAATGCCGGAAGAATTTACAAGATATTCTTATCACGGATATAGTGACCACGCAATCGGATCAGCAGCCGCCCTACAGGCTTACTTTAGGGGCGCAAAAATTCTAGAAAAGCACTACAGTGAAGATCCTCTGGCACAATCAAAATTTGAAGGTGGTCATTTAGGATCCTTTGACCAAAAATCTCTTAAGCAATTCAAGGATCTAATTAAAGAACTAGAGATATTAAGGAGCAAATGATGGTACCAGATATATCGATAATTATAACAAACTATAACTATGGAAAATTTATTTCGCGATGCTTGAGGAGTTGCCTGAAACAAGAAAGGGCAATATATGAAGTTATTGTAGTCGATGATTGCAGTACCGACAATTCCTTCGATATGATAAGACCTTTCGCAGAGCACGTAAGGCTGTTCAAGACACCAAAGAATTCAGGCGTCGCAGCTGCAGCAAATTTGGGAATTGAGAATGCTAGGGGTCAATTCTTTTTTCGTGTTGATGCTGACGACTACATAAACAAAGATATGTCCTATATTATGAAAAAGTATTTAGAGTCCAATCATGACGCATTTTGTGTTTCTTCTGATTATTTGATGGTTGACGAATACGAAAATACCATTGAAAGAAAATATGCTGAAAATGAAAACATATCTTGTGGTATAATGTATCGTAGAGATCTGTTTTTATCTCTTGGAGGATACAATCCCAAAATGAGACATCGAGAAGAAGAAGAGTTAAAGAAGAGGCTAGGTGACGACTACAAGATTCATCATCTAAAGATTCCGTTCTATAGATATAGAATGCATAACACCAACAAAACAAAACAACCGGAATATAAGACCTGGGAAGTATAATGGCAAAGAGAATATTCATAACCGGATGTGCAAAGTCTGGCACTACTCTCTTGTTGAGAATGTGTTTTGCATTTAAAAATGCCGAGATTTTGTACAGGACGGGGTTTAACGGTCACGAGTTGACACTAAACGAGTTTCTGAACACGGAGACAGATAAAAAATTCTTGATAGGAAAGAGACTACCACCGTTTATCCTGAGCAACGTTCCCGCTCCAGAATTTGAGGACCAGCTTAGGTGGGTAAGACAGAACGATATAGGGATTATAAACGTAGTCCGAGATGGAAGAGATGTTGTTTTATCGGATGGCGAGTATGTCAAACCAGAAAGATGGATATCATCGATGATACAGAGAGAGCAATATTCTGACATCATAGACATGGAGATTAAGTACGAAGACATAATAAGGTTTCCAAACAATATTCAGGAAAATATGATGAATGTTTTCGGACTAGAACGAAGTGCTCATTTTTCAGACTATCCTGACTTCGTCAAAGATTGGATATATGATTGGAATGTTTCCGTCACCGGCCGCGCCGGGAAGCAAGAAAGTGATTATGGAAAAAGAAAGCTTTCGGAAGTTTCAATAGGAAAGAATCTAGAAGCATATAAGGATCTTTGCACTGATGACCAATTAAATATCTTTAATGAGGAACTAAAAAAGGCGGGGTACATTTAGTGAACCTATTAGTGACCGGACATAAAGGATATATCGGCAATCATTTATTTTGGAAGCTAAACTCTCTAGGACACAGCGTCATGGGAATAGATTTGAAAATTGGTGAAGATATATTGGACGGTTTTCAGGAAAAACATTTTAGATTTAATCCGGATGTAATTTTTCATTTAGCTGCCATACCAAGAGTTGTATACAGCATTGAAAACCCTGTAGAGGTTATGCACAACAACGTTCACTCCACTTCTTTGGTTCTGGAATTTGCCAAGAAAGTAGGGGCAAAAGTTGTGTATTCCAGCTCTTCTTCTGTGGTGGGCAATGGTGAAGGTCCCGAGAGTCCTTATGCGTTGTCGAAGTATGTGGGAGAGTTAGAAACATTGCTATACAGCAAGCTCTATGGGGTCGACACAGTCGCTCTTAGATATTTCAATGTTTACTCTGTGGACCAAATCGCGGACGGACCGTATGCCACGTGCGTTGCAAACTGGAGAAGATATATCAAAGAGGGGACAACGCCTTATATAACCGGCGACGGAAATCAGCGTAGAGACATGGCGCATGTTTCCGATGTTGTTTCTGCTAATATATTTTGCATGGAGAACATAAAAAAAGTCAGTGGGAATGTTTATGATGTTGGCACTGGTAATAATATTTCGCTAAACGAGATGAAAGAACTGGTACTGAAGTCTTTACCGGACTTAAAATTTGATTACATAGAAGATCGTCCTGGTGATGTGAGGCTAACTAAGGCGAATGTGCGACCACTTATGGATCTAGGATGGGCACCAGAAGTAGACATAACAAGAGGAATAGCAGAGTGTTTTACGGGGATTTTAAATGAGCAAGATTAAAGCAGTGGGCGTCATCGGCAACGGGTTCGTCGGGCAAGCAATAGGGTTTGGGTTTGTCCCGGTTCTACCTGTGCACATATACGATATCGATCCTTTACGTAGCATGAATACTCTTGAAGAGACTGTCAACGGATCAGATGTGGTTTTTGTATCCGTGCCCACACCGATGAATAAGGACGGATCAATAAGTTTGAGTATTGTTCGGTCTGTTTTGAACAATATATCTCGCGTCAGCACACGCAACGACAATGTTGTCGTCATTAAATCGACTGTTATACCTGGGACTACAGAGGCATTCTCCGAAGAGTTTAAAAATCTAAATTTAGTTTTTAATCCCGAATTTTTGACAGAGAGGCATGCCAAATATGATTTCTTAAATCAAGCAAGAATTGTTCTCGGAGGTCTTCCAGAAAATACTGAAAAAGTAGCAAAATTGTACAGATTAAGATTTAAGCATTGCAACATTATGGAGATGGATTACAACACAGCAGAGTTTGTAAAATATTTTAATAACGTATTCTTCTCCGTGAAGGTTGCATTCGCAAACGAAATGAAATTAATATGCCAAAAAGCCAGAGTTAATTGGAACGATGCTTTGGCTGGCTTCGCTGCTGACGGCCGGGTCGGCGACTCACACTTGAACGTGCCCGGACCTGATGGTAGACTGGGATTCGGTGGGAGTTGTTTTCCAAAAGACATAAATGCGTTTATTTCTTTTGCAGACGATTGCGGAGTTAACGCTAATGTGGTTAAGGCTGCATGGCAAACAAATCTAGAGGTACGACCGGAAAGGGATTGGGAAAATCTCATTGGTCGTGCAGTAGTAAAAGAAATTGACAAGGAGGAATAAAATGAAAATTTCTGATCAAGCATTGGGTGCTGTAATGATGGCCCTACAAAAATCTCTTATGGAGCAGGTGGATATTGTTCCCATCCTAAGAGAATTCGATTTTCAAATAAATCAAAACGAGGAATTAGTGGTGACGAACCCACCAGCGGTCCACTTTGAATCTGAGACTTTGTTCGACGAGACAGAGGAAGAGTTAGAAATATTTGACAACGAAACAACAAGTACGGTTGGAAGCGATTAGTGCCCAGGTACGTCTATAGGTGTGAAGAATGCGAAGAAATTTTTGAAGTGGCACACTCTATGAGCCACATTCAAGAAGAGTGTTTATTGTGCAATTCTGAGAAAGAGGTAACTAGAATACCGGCACCTATTGGGGACAAGGTGGTAGAGAAGGCGGCGAAGACTGGAGATATCGTGAAGCAATATATTAAAGATGCGTCTTTAGATTTGCGTAATGATAAAAAATCTTCAAAGGTGGAATATAAATAAGATGGAATTATTAAATATTATATTGATCCTTTCTCTTGTGGTGAACATCATTATAGTGCCTTATGCTATTCGGTGTGCCAGAAGATTGTTGGTGGTGGCAAGCAACATGAATTCTTTACAAGAAGGGTTTACCGTATTCCAGGCTCATGTTGAGACTCTACATGAGTCTGAAATGTTTTATGGAGACACTTCCTTGCGATCTTTGATGGATCACACAAAAGTCATTCTAGAAGAACTAGACAAACATGAGGATATTTACGCTCTTGTTGTAGACGATACAGAATTAGAAGAGGATATAGGTTTTGGAGACTACGAAGAGAAAGCAGAAACGCCGCGCACGAACTAAAAATTATTATTTTACCAAAGTTCATGAAAATGCCATTGTAGAATATGCAAAAACTAATGATAACAAAATTAGAACACGTTTGTATATCGACTATATACAACCTGCATTTCATGAAATGGTCGAGAAAATAACTTATACTTATAAGTTTACTACGTTACCAAATATAGATCCTCTCAAGGAAGAGTGTAAAATTTGGCTTACCACAATATTGGATAAATACGATCCGACAAAGGGGTCTAAAGCGTTCTCCTATTTTAGTGTTGTTACAAAGCACTGGTTTATCCATAAGCTAAAAAAGAATTCAGCTAAAAACAAAAAAGAAGTTAGCTATGAAGATCTAGTAAAAGAGTCGATTCACGAAGATCTTATAACTAATGAAGAAGTATATATCAACACAAGAGAACAAGCCGAATTCTGGCAATCTTTGTTGTTTGAGGTCGACCGATGGCACAGAGTAGATCTTAAGGAAAACGAAAGGAAGGTCGTGGAAGCAGTAAAGGTGCTGCTAACAAGTGCCGACCAAATAGAGATCTTCAATAAAAAAGCAATATATCTATACCTCAGAGAAATAACCGGTCTCAACACAAAGCAAATTGTCAATAATTTAAATAAACTTCGTTTAAAATATAGAATCTTTAAGCTCAAGTGGGACCGGGGAGAATATGAAAAGAAATAATTTGTCTTTAATATCTACTTATTAGTACTATGAGCGAACTTAAATTACAAGAATTTATTGAAAAATCTCTTGGCAACATAAAAGAAGACAGAGCGGTAACAAAGACTCTTCTGACCCACTTGATGAAATACATGATGGTGTCAGAAGATCGACACAAAGAAGCGGGGATCATCGCGGCTAAATATGTGGAGACACTACAAAGATCAAATGAGCAGTTGGTTAAGTTGGCAGCACTAATGCACAGAAGAACAGCAGCTGATGAAAAAATATCTGAAGAAGAAAAAGATAATTTATTTGACCTAATCCAAGAACAAGAAAAAGTTTCCGGGAAAAAAGAAGATGGCTGAGTCCGACGAAAATTTTCTCAACCCAGATTACGGAGTTCACGGTGCGCACAAGAATCCGAAACAGAAGACCATTTCTGGTCCAGATCACGCCGGCCTAGCAAATGATTTAGATGTGATAAAAATGGCAGTCGAAGGATCTTTAGATTATTTAACCCCGAAAAGACTAGATGACGGCATCACAGGTCGTCGCTCGGCAATAGTTCTAAAAGTTGTAGAAGTTGCACTTGAGGACGTAAGAGACCCGATTATTCAAGCAGCACAGAGTGCTTCTGGATTAACGCCTTCCGAGTTGGGAAAAAAGAAAAATATTCTATTAGTTTATGCTGCTCCAACGGGAGGAAGAGCTTCTTCTTTAATGTTGCCGAAAGACGATAATGATGAAGATAGGCTGCGAGATTTTCCGAGATTTTATACCTTTGGCGAAAGTAAAGATGCCGCAACTTGGCAGGGCCAACCATGCATGGTCGAAATAACAGACAAAGAGTTATCAATGTTCGGAATATTTTATAAAACAAACAATCCCACGCCACATTCTCAGGCTCCGACAACGGGCGTTCATGATAATAGTGGAGGTGCTTCCGGAGCAGCTGCAGCATATAACTCACCGGATGGGCGTGCGACGGTGCCATCAGATTTAAAATTTGATGACACAGGGGAACGAAGTAAATGGGAAAAACCTCCAGCTGATAAATTTTATCCAAGGGGGAACAAGAAAAGGGCGAAAGTCGGAAAAGATTATACCTCGTTGAGAACAGATGTGTCAAAACATTATGAAGCTCTCTATAAAGAAGTTCATGCCATGGGAGGTATTATAACTAGTGCAGGGGGCAAGCGACATTTGGCAGATCCGGCGAAGAACAGAAATGCTGCTCTCTTTTCTCATCATAAGTTAGGGAGAGCATTTGACATGTCACCTTACAGTTGTTTTCAAACCAGTAACGACCCGTATTTTGCACAAAGTGCTTGGGGCAATAATGATAAAATTCGAGTAAGGCGACAAGCTTGGAATATTTGGTGTGTTGCGGATGAAACAAGCCCCGATGCAACTATGAGTGTGCCAGAAGTTGAAATAATAGCGTGGTTTTGCAAAAAACTTGGCGGAGGCAAAACCACAATGCACTCCAAGAAGATTAAAAAGAGAATGTTTAATTTTACAGAATTAGCTGCAAAACACGGGTTTACTGGAATTTATTCTAGGCAGCATACAATGAAGGGCGCAGAATTCGGAGGCATGGAGTGGTGGCACTTTCAATCCAACGTTGGGTTAGTGGAAATGAAAACAACGTTTTTAGAAGATGCGTTGAAACTATACTCCAATAAACAGATCTTAAACGAAAAATGGGGTGCCGGTGCCAAGAATCACGAAATCTTCTCTAGAACGTATTACAAGGGCAGTTCCTGGAAGACTTTAAGCAAGAAGATAGTATCATAAAGACGAGATTATAAACATGGTAGCAATTGTAAAAGCCCATATAAAAAATGAGAAAAATGCAAATATCAAAGTTGTGGTATTTGATAGTGTAAACGGTGCTATTTTAAGACAAAAGGTTATCGAACACGCTCCGAATAGTAAAGGGGTTGATGTCGCAAAGGACTGGTTAACGAAGGAATACAGAGACTTTGAATTTACAACAGAGGGAATTTCCGGCACGGACGAAAGACCGCCACCTCCACCAACTAATGAAGAGCCACCACCTTCCTTAGAGGACGGGAAAACTCTTGATGAAATATTGCAACAAAGGGGAGACTTAACAAAACCGAAGCCGGTAACAAAGAAGGACGGCACAATTGTTCTAGAAGGTCATACAGTTGTAGATCGCGATATAAATCCAGACAAAATTGGTACTCCACCAACGAGTACGGAAGGCGAGATGGAGATAACACTTGCGGAGATGGATCTTGCTCTCGCCGATGCAGAATCTCTCGCAAAGGCAAAGGCATCAAAAGAGGTGGAAGTGGAGAGCCTTCCGCAGGTTCGGTTGGAACTCCCGGAATTTAGGATTTCTCCGGATGCCACCACTGAGCAAAAGGCATCTCAACTGCGATTATATGGCGACCGTCTTGCTAGGGATTTTCTTGTAGTTGGCAGCGACTTTTCTGCTCCTCCTGCGGGGCAAGCGAATGTTCCCAACGCCCAAGAAGAGGCCAAGCGTGCCAAGTGCAAAGAAGATAAGGAAAAAGCATTAAAAGAAAACATAGAAGAAAGAATGGTGAACGTCCGAGGGAATACCTATCATCTCGGGGACAAACCTCTTCCTGCTGACGGCGATAAATGTGATCCGGTTCAGGCAAAGGTGGATGCAAATGAGCCTGTCAGGGCAGATAAAGGCACCGACGTTTCAGAAACGGTGGCAGAGGAGACACCCCACGATGAGGGAATAGAACTAAAGCCGGTTGTTCCAAAAGTAAAAAGAGCAGTACAGAGGTCTGGATTAACAAAAAAAGAAAAAGAAAATTATGATAAACTACCAAAATCACTAAAGGCATCAAATCAGGGGGCTTATGGTGACCACTTGTTGGACCCTGTCCCGACATACCGGAAAGCCCCGGTGGATGTCGTGCTTAAAAACAGGTATAATTCTTGGATTGTTCTAGGAAGAGATAGGACAGATAGTTTGAAAAGCGGATTTGGAGGGAAAGGAAACACTCAGTGCGCAGCAATAGACATTGTTGCGGGTCGCATGAGTCCGACCCCAAAGACGGTGGATAAAAAAGGAAATTTGGTCTATGTGGATCCAATTTTCAATGTTGCCTATAACCCCCATGATGAAAGTGGGAATAGGATCCCGTCGATGGACGCGGCTAGAATATATCTTAGTCAGAAAACTCTTGTTGACCAAAACTTTAAATTAAATCGCGGGTCAATTGGGAACAATGAAGAGAAACCAAATAGGAAGGACACTAATCCAAGATCTGCCATTGCCCTTAAGGCAGACGGGATAAGAGTGATAGCAAGAGAGGGCATTAAATTGGTTACGGGAGTTGACGGATATAATTCTCAAGGTGGTCAGATGACCATTCGTCGCGGAGTAGATATAATAGCAGGAAACGGTAAATGGCCAGGCTCAGGGCTGCAGCCAATGGTTCTGGGAGATAATATGGCTGATTGTCTTTTTGACTTGGGAGTGATAGTCAGTGAGACGGTGGGGGCGGTTCAGTCTATTATCGAAAATTTAGCCATGACGAACCTATTGTTGAGTTCCCACGTTCATCTCTCTCCATTTTTTGGTTTACCCACAACGTTTGCACCCATCCCAGCTTCCGTCATGCCAGCGACGATAACTAAATTGGCAAGTGTTGACACATTTTCATCCTGCGCAGGCAAGTGGGATATTGCAGGATGGCATCAAAATTATTTACGTCCCAATGGAGCAAAGCGCATAAAGAGTAAGTGGAATAATGTTAATTAATTTTTGGAAGATAAAAATATGAGTTATACAAGACAAGAGCAAGAAGCAAATTTTGTAAGACAATTTAGCTTATTGGGAAGAGAAGGGTTTATGTTGGAAGACGGTATTCCGTCCGAAGAGCAAAGACTTACCCACTTTTCCCATCAGCAATTTGATGACGACCGGAATTATCCTTTACAGAGACACGATTATGTTGACATCTTGCCAGAAAACCCAGCATTTCCAGGCGCAGATGGTCTTCGCTTAGTGTTGGAAACGGAATTTGTGTATTCTCCCGACCCTATTATCAATCAGGTGACCGGTCAAGTGCGTCGTCAACCCCCGATTGTTGTTAAAAGTTATTCCACTAGTAACGTTTATGGTGGAGTTAATTCTTCGGTTACTGAACTTCGTGCATTCCACGATTCTCTTAACACAGTGGAAAGAGAGATTCACTCTGACCCTCCAACGGAACATATTGAAGCTGCAGTTGCAGAAAGAGAAGAAGAACAGAGACCTGCGACTCCGGATCTTGAAACCGACTTAGGGTCTGAAATACGACAACGCCTAGGAGAAGCAGATGTTCTTCTGGTTGATTTGACCTCATTAAGGGAAAATATAATAAGGACCACCCCGGGCGTAGACGCCCGTCGAGATAGAGAAGCCGATGCGATTAGAAATAGATATGGTGTAGAGATTTTAAGCGTTACCCTGGGGAACCCCCAAAGACCAGAGACAATAATACAATATAGTTTCCAAGACGCTCGGGCTCTTGCCCCCGCCCGTGCTGCCATCACCGGATTAATATCGGAGGAAATAACGGATAGGTGGGCGAACATCACCGAGATATTTAATTCTGGAGAAGGCATCCCGGAAGCAAACTACGTAGAAGAATACGATGAGGTAGATTACAGGGCACCAGAAGGCAGCACAGGTGGCACACAACCAGGCGAATTGGTGAGGTGGCCACAAGAAGCAGAAATTGAAAGGTTGATTCACTATTATAACGAGTCACAGGCTGATTTAGACGGAGGACAAACAGCTCGTCAAATTAGTCCCGAGTATGCTGCTTACGGAATATCCATGATAACCATTAGGCGATCTCCGATAAGTGAGGCGTGGGATCATGTTGAATCAATTAATGTCGTATATGAAGAACCGAATCGATATACCGGCTCTCAGCAAACATCCAAAACCTTCATTCCGGAAAATAGAATCCGTGTTCCTTCGCTAGCTACGAGTCAGGCTCATAGAAACGATGTAGTGATGGCCAGACTGGAAGAGGAATTAATAGATATTGATGTATTGATTATTGAACTCGACGAGTTATCTATGGCAGATGACCCTCTTGAAGCCGGAATATTGAAGAAGGTTCGTGAGATCATTGGAAAACTGGATAACATTGCATCCCGGGCGAATAGAGAACCCGACGGTGAGGCTCGCGGAAGCATACTTTCCAAAGTGGAAGAACAGCGTGAACTAGTCGAACCACATAAAATTTTAGGAGAGCAACTACAAGCTCAACTTCAAGAACTTTATGACGAATCAGACAAAGAGATACAAGAAATATTAGGCAAGAAGCAGTCGATATTGGCAACAAAAAGATTCATCATTGTTGATTCTAAACAGAGAAGTCTAGAATTTAAACTGCCGATTAAAAAGAACGATAAAAGTATTCAAGTTTTAGTTATCAAAAAATTCTTGGGATTACCGTTTTCATCTGGCGACATCTTCGATGAGGAAACAAAGAAGAGATTACAGAAGTGGCAACAGGACAACAGCAAGGATATTCTGGGACTAGAACAAGACGAGGGTGAATATACTACGGATTTTCATGACCCGCACTTTGTTGAGTCACCGTTGTGGATCACTCAACGCGGGAGAGTGGACACCTTATCTTACATTATTATGAAGAGGCAGGGTCTAACATCTGCGGTTACAGAGGTTTTAGATGAACTAGGAGACATTCAAGGGTCGATTAGGGGAACAGCCGCTGACCCTCTAGCAATATTGGGAGAGCGAGAGCCCGGAGACGTTAAGTCTGATCCGTGGGAGGATCCTGATTACTATTACTGTACATGGTTCTCTAACGCAACCAGAAGAGATATCAATTCCGCTCGTGAAGGATCTTACGAGAACTTCTTAAGAAAGCAGTCCGAAATTGCTTTGCGAGAAGGGACAGAGAAAATCTTTGACCATTATGGGAAATACACTTCTTGGGTAGTGAAGGGGAGCAAGTCGTCTCACAATGTTTATGCGCCTGTGTTATATTACCAGAATAGAATAGAAACAACGGCTATTCCGAAAGACAAAGAATATACGTTAACGATAAAGCAACTGCCGTTGGCTGCAAACGTGGCTTTGGCGGGTCAAGACACACCTGTAGACGTTTTATTTGGTCAGGATTTGAAAGAAGGCGCATGGACTATATTTGCCTCTATCCACAAAATTCATAGCCCAACTAGGAGACCAAATTCAAAATTTAAGTTTACAATAAGAGTCAACAAGAAGATGCTAGACCAAGTTACTTATCCTCCTGGGCCAACTCAAGCTATGACTCTTGGGGCACTAATTGGGGAAATAAGAGAAACTGGTAAGCGGATTATTGAAGCGGTTTCTGCAGCTGATGAAATGGCTGAAGAGCTAGCTTCGGCCGCCCACGATAGAGCAAACGACGCCATCGATGCAGTTAATAACGCAGGAAAGGCAGTAACAGAGGGCATTGATTGGGTGTCAGAAAACAAAACCGAAGCAGTAAAGAAGGGCGTCGGAGCAGCTTTCGGGATGGCAAAAAAGTACGCTCGCGACGCAGAGGCGGAAGCTCTCAAGCAATTGAGTGGATTCGGAGACAGAGTCAGTAGGAAGCAGGAAAGAGCATTTCAGGCAGCATTGGCATCGATGGATATAAGAAGGGAAAGCCTTCCATCGACGGTCACATATGAACCAAGGTATATGGAAGACAAAATTGAGAAAATAAGAGATCTGTTTTTGAAATATAGCGCGGACCTTTGGACGTGGAGGATTAAAGGCGGCCGCATGCGCCCTCAAATTGATTTTAAGAAGGAAGCCGATAATCTTAAGGAGGCTTTCACTGCCCTTAAAACAATCCTAAGAGCTAACGGATACTCCAACCCAAAGATGGGTGACGAAATAGAGATTACTTTTGAAGAAGTGTTGATGGAAAGAAAGGTCTCTAAAAAACCGCTTAAGACGGTCGAGGATCGTGCCGGTGTAGTTCCTGTCATGATCACATATAAGAAGCCTGGAGAATTTGAAGTGCAAAAGATTCTTCAGCGAGCCACAAAAAATATGCACAAGAAACATCCGTGGAATAATCCACGAACAATGAATTATTTGATGAATTTGGACGATTTATATAAGGCGGCAATTGAGGACGCAAGAATATGCCTAGAGGACTTTGAAGAGCTTCTGGGAGCACCGAGAGAGAATATGTTTGAGGTTATCCAACAATTCACAACTCCGTATGTAATAATACTGAAGGCTAATGCAAAATCGCAAATTAATTTACCATCGGAGGCAAAATTTTTTGGACCCATAAAGAGATGGCAAGACAAGGCAAACGAAGACTGGAATTTAGACGGCAAGAATCCAAAATCAACACTATTCAGGGACGGGATGATAAGGTTCGAAAAGGGAAAGACATATAGTATTATTGATCCGATCCCGAAAGAAGACCTTTGTACCTTAGAAGAGCTTTATCAGGAGTTTCTAGATAAGTTTGATTTCGCGGCATTATTTTGTAGTTATGCGTCTTGTATACCAGCAATCCCGTGGCCGATAAAGTTTGACTGGGATTTTGATTGGAAAATGCCACCAATGCCGAAAATGCCCCGTTGGGATCCGTTAAGGATACTCATTCCAATGATTGAAGCAGCATTATTAGAAATGTTAATCGCATTTTTGTGCGGCTTGGTAAGAGGAATATTGGACCTTATTAAATTCCCCAGTTGTTCAGACTTGTTGGACTACGGTGCCTCTTTGTGGGACGATGCATGGGGGAAGAAAGAAGGCACAGATAAGAAATTGCTAGTGATGAAGGACGCCGCCAACGCACTGGATGAAATGGACCTTCCAGTCGAATCTTATTCGGACCTTGCGGATTTATTTGATACTCTCGCAAAGGCTCTTACGCCACCGGAAATGTGCTCTTTGTTGGAAGGAGAGGCAGATATAGAGACATTAATAATAGTAAAAGAATTGATGGAAAAGCATTATTCAGGACTAAGTGAGCACCTAAAGAATGAATCTTTAATTGCAGAGTTTTTTGGATTGTTGGGTCGGTTTATAGATCCGGAATTATGCGCAAAGCTTTCAAACTCTGCTAACGTTGTCGTCGGTGATCTTTGTCCTGACATCGAATCCCCTACGTTGAGGGACCAATTGTTATCTCAAAACGCCACTCCGGAAGAAGTTTCTCGTGCCATTGTCGATTCGGAGAAGCGTCGCGCCGCCTTAAAGGAATTGATGGAGAATAATCCTTTGGACTCTCTTCTCGAAAAAATGAACCTTCCAGGACCATATGATACGGATAGCTCAAATAAGATGGCAAGTTTAGCAATAGAGTCTGTTGTACGCAATATAGCGATTGTTTTTAAAAATGATTTATCATTTTTTGTTCCTTCTTTGTTTGAAATGGATACGTCCCAGAAGGTTCCCGGCGACCCTGGATATAATCCTGTCGAGGGCGGACGGTACCAGTTTGTAGCAAACCACATTAAGTCGACACTTCCTAGAGTCCAGAGTGTAACAAAAATCAGAGAAGCTGTCGCGGCTTTGTCGACGGCAGGCGCATCCGGAGTCAGGAACCTTAGTACCCTTGTCAATTCTCTGAGTGATTACAACGACACTGTTGGTTTAGACCTCGTGAACCCGGACACTGGAGCCCGAGAAAACCTATATCATTATGAATGGGAAACCTATGAGTCCATCGGCACCACCCAGCGCATCGGCCGATTCAAAACAGCAGAGGGCGAAGCGGCTGACATAAACGACGCTAATCAACTAGGGTTTACGATTGGCAGAAAAGGCAACGGCTTTGCAATATATTGGAAAGGTGCGAACATCTTGAAAACAGGCAGCGGGGCTTGGGCTAATGATAACGCCGGTCGCACCGCCGCCATCGCAAAGATGGAGGAGGTAATCACACAAGAGACTGCCGATGTGCAGCGTATCCCCAAGCCAGGGCGAATGGATGTTGATCGCGTCGCAGGACATAAAGTAGTGACGTTTGAGCAGCTTCAAACGGGGGCCGGTGAGGATAAAGAGCCAGCTTTCTTCGATTTGTCCGACCCTTCTGACAGTGCTCTTATGCAAGATATTTTAACTTTTCCCATGAGGAATCTCAAAGATGAGGTAAAGCCGTCTCCTGTGTTGAGGAGCATACTAGAACAAGAGCAATTACAAGAAATACAAGAGAGATTCGTCAAGTTTGAGCTTCCATCTGAAAAAGATATGATTTATCAAGAAAATTACTTTGAAGGTGAAGACATAAGAGATTGCTTTAGCTTGGAAAGACCAAGTAGACTATTTTTTAACTTGGGAGAACCGGAGATGCTTTGGGAGAATAAAACCTACAACGGATACCTGTCAGAAGAGACTATTAATACAAGATTGCTAGCAAGAGACATCTCCAGGCAAGAGGGCCCAAAACACTTACGTTCTGGTGCTTTTTCAGAAATGTTTTTAAGTTCTTGGTCAAATACTCTTCAAAGAGTTTATCCGAATATGGGACAAGGCGGCCGCCTCGACCTTGCAAGAAGGGTAAACGGACACGGAAATAGTTTGTGGAATAAACTAAATGGTGGTCTTGGAAAATCGGTCACCCATCCGCAAGACTCTTACAGGGTGACTGCGAATATGCTACTAGACAAGGTGGGAGAAGGTATTCGAAATTCCAGATATTTTGATGTAGAGCAAATAAAAGATTTGGCAGACAGAATCTCTGCAGAATTTATACCTGTTTCTGAAGATGAACAAGTTGTTTGTTATGCAAGGAATAGAAATGTAATCAGTTTTAAGAAAATGAGACAAGAAATCATGGACAAGTATAAGGAGATGCTGGATCTCCCAGAGAATGATCCAATAAAAAGAGACTTTTCTTCTTCCGGTCCTCTCGAAAACAGCATGACTTCTCAATTAACATATGTTTATGTTAAGACTTATATTATAGAATTTATGTTGAAGGGTCTTTACGTTTTTTCTAGATTTGGGGCAGGCATGCTAAGTGGAGAACCCATCGTTAATGATTATCTTAAGAGCTACCTCATATCTTCTTTAAAGGCGGATCTGACTCTTGACGAGCTTAGTAAGGAAGTTTTCGAATCAGAAATTTTAAAATTGGCAAACCGCACTGACCTCGACCGAGCAGTTTCTGTGCTTATCGATAGTGTTCTCGACGAAGAAGAGATCATAGAAGCAGCAAACAAAATCTTCAAGCCAAGATGCAATTCTTTTAAAGAAGACTTTTTTAATGAGTTGACTTCAAATATTCGTGCCGTTCAATCATTAGAACACATAACACCGAGTAGATATGAGAACAGGGGATATCGCAGAGGAATGGTTCCACTACATTCTAGTTTTGGAGGCGTCTACGAAGACCCTGAAGATTTAAGTCAACCAACTTTCTTTCTAGAAAAGTATTTCAGATTTTCAGAAAATGTTATCAACACGCACATCTCTCCTCGACTCCCATCCTTCGGCATCCCCGGCGATGCGCCACCACGAAGTGTTGTTCAAAAGATGATTGACGCTGACCCTGATTTTGAGATAAGCATAGAAGCATATAAGGGAGTATTTAATCAATACGAATTGAATGAGTTATTAAAACTTTTCTCGGACCACATAGACCGATCAATGAACCTAGAAGGTCCAGCACTTGAAGCCTGGCGCACGACATATCCGGATGAGATTGAATTTGTGGATAGCATGTACACTCTCGGAAATTTAAAGGTCGGATTAAGATTGGTGTTTGTCCCCAGTACTGAAGAATATTCTCAAAGAGCCATGGAGCGGATAGACCCAGACCCTTCTTTAAAACCGATAAACGAAACAGACATTTTTGGCAATGGCGGCATTGACTCCGAGGAATTCTGGGCACCGGACATGATAGAGCAATTCCAGATCGACCCAGAGCTTATTCCGGGGTCAGAGTTATCCCCGGCTGAGATTCAGGCACTCTTCCTGCAAGGTCGCGTTCTGGAAGCACAGGCTGCTATCAACGCTGTGGCAGAGGGCGCACGCCAATGGGGATTGATAAACAATCTAAAAACTTTAAATATGAGTCTTCATGGATTGACAACAAAAACTAGATCGTATATAGCGGATACAAATCCTAGATTTGGGTATATTCGAGGTCCTAGAATTATAGAGGAAGATCTTTATATTGTTGAGCGCGACGAATCAGGCGAGGATGTCATCAGTGAGATGAACCGCCAAACTCAAGACCCAATCAGGTGGAAAACGGACCCCGCATATGCGATGGGAACGTCTCATCTTGTAAAGATGGAAGAGACTGCAACTTATTCTGCTAATGACGAGGGTGTAGTAACAAGAGAGGTGACAGACTCAGAACAAGTGGGTATTATGACTGCTGGTAAACCACAAAACATTATGTTTCCAACTCCATTAGTGGAAGTAGAACTGGATTATTGCCCAAAAGAACTTGCACAGATGCTTCTCACTATCGATAATCCAAGGCAGATGAGACCAGAGTATCACCGCACCGACGATGTCCTGGCGGCAGCAATGTTCGGGTTGGGTCGCAAACAAGAGATAACTGTTGGAGATGACCGACAACACATTAGAAGAATAGAGGCATCACCCGACTCAAAGATTGAATATTTGTTTGATTTTATATTTCCGCTTGACAGGTACCAGGCTTTATTCATGATATACAATCAAGTAATATTGGACCCTGATCAAGAATTATCAACGATGATGGACCCAACACGGGGAGCGGTAAGAAGATTGGTTTTGGGACTGAAAAACCCAGCAGGATCGACCGACCTTTCGGCAGCACCACCCGGAGATCTTTTCAATATATTAAATTCAGATCAAACTTCGTTTGGATTTGGAAATATCGCCGATAAGATAATGGCTGATTTCGCCAAAATAGCTTGGAAAATGGTGAAAAATACAATTCCATCGCTAGTCAGGGGCGGCGCAGCGGCATTGGACCCTGCTTACAAGGACATGAAGAAGGTTTGGGATGCCGACCCTGCGAAGGTGAGGAGTGGGTTGAATATGTCGTCGTTATCTCACGATCTGTTGTTTTCACCAACTGGTGATAGCGTTCCATTAGTAAATGGTTTCGCTGCCGACAAGGACTATATGCCGTTTAACTTTCAGGGCCCAATCGATATCGGGCTTGCTATGGGTATGTTAGCCGCATCTGTATCTTCTGCGAACGTCGTTGGTGCCGCTATAGCTACTGACCAATTAGCAACAATTTATGAACATCTTGAAAACGCCGTAACCGGTAGAGGTGAGAACCGATACGGAAAGTTCATGACCCCGGTGGGTCTTCTTGGGCTGTCAATGCCTGAGTTGTCTGGTGAAAGAGATCGGACGAGAAAGAGGCGGGGCACTAAGGAATTTAAGATATGTGAAGAAGATCATGAAGACATACTTACTAGTGAAGAGGAAAATGAATCAGCAGCTGCTGCAGCATATGCAGCCAAGGTTGAGGGTCTCACAGGAGGAGATTAATTATGGCTGGTATATCAGTAAAATTGCCATTAGAGCGCGACGCTCAAGATGGATATGCCCTAAACAAGACAACTCTAGAAGCAGTAAAACAGAATCTTAAAATGGTCGTTTTGACATCACCCGGAGAGAGAGTTATGGAACCGACCTTCGGTGTTGGTCTAAAGAGGTTTTTATTTGAATTAGCCAACGAACATACTTACGACAATATCAGAACAACGATCACATCGCAGGTGGGGAAGTGGTTACCATTTATAAAGATTTTGGGGATAGCGATTAGAGGACCGGATGACAACACTTTTATATCAAGTGGCGTACCATTGTCTATACAAATACAATATACGGTACCGGGATTGAATACTGCGGATATTCTTGAAATAAGTATGCCCGAAACTACTTAATAGAGGGGAAAACATAAAATGCCAAAAAAAATAATTCCTATAAAATATACCAATAGAGACTTTTCTTCGATAAGAGAATCATTGTTGGAACATGCAAAAAGGTATTATCCAAATACGTATAGGGATTTTAACGAAGCTGGTTTTGGCTCCTTAATGATCGATACGGTGTCTTACGTCGGCGATGTTTTATCATTTTATTTAGACTACCAGGCAAATGAGTCATTTTTGGAAACAGCAGCAGAGTATGAGAATGTTCTCAAGTTGTCAAAATTTTTAGGATTTAGTTTTAACAAGGCACCCTCTTCCTACGGAACGTGTCAGTTTTATGCTTTGGTACCTGTATCAGTAGCCACTGGCGGCCCGGATACTAGATATTCACCAACTTTGAAGGCGGGATCTACGGTAGCTACTGCTGGAGGTGTGTCCTTCACACTACTTGATGATGTGTCTTTTGCAGACTCGGTTAACGAAGTTATTGTAGCAAAAGTGAACGATGACACCGGGGCACCTACATATTTTGCTGTTAAAGCGGAAGGTAGAATCGTATCTGGGGAATTATTGGAACACGTGGAAACGGTTGACGCATTCGAAAGATTTCTTAAGGTGGTCATCCCGGGAGATAATGTTTCTGCGATTGTTCAAGTAACGGACTCCGAGGGTCACGAATATTTTGAGGTTGAGCATTTATCGCAAAATTCTATTTATAAGCCTGTGACAAACAAGAACGCAAAAAACGATTCGGTTCCAAACATCCTGAAGAAGATAGCAGTCCCTAGAAGATTTGCAGTGGAACACCTCGACGACACAACCACTATTCAATTCGGATATGGATCTGAGAACGAACTGGTGAGTGGCTCAATCGCAGACCCCGCAAACGTTGCCCTCAAGAGACACGCAAGAGAATATATATCAGATACAAGTATCGACCCTACAAAACTTACTTCTACTGATAAGTTTGGCGTAGCACCTGCGAACACTATGCTATCAGTCGTATACCGATCTAATACTTCTGAGAATGTTAACGCGGGTTCTGGCCAAGTAAATCGAGTCGTTGATGCTGTAGTGGACTTTGACAATGTTGCTTCCTTGAATGAGGATATAAGGCGATATGTTGTAAATTCAATAGAGGTTTCGAATGAGGATCCAATAGTCGGAGATATAAGCATTCCCGGCGTCGAGGAACTGAAAATCCGGGCACTGGGGAACTTCTCTGCCCAGAATAGAGCTGTTACAAGACAAGATTATATAAGTATGGCGTATGCAATGCCAGGGCACTTCGGCGCAATAAAGCGATGCACCATTTTCAGAGATAACGACTCTTTTAAGAGAAATCTAAATATGTATGTTATTTCTGAGAACGCCGAGGGACACTTGGTGAGAGCAAACAATACTATAAAACAAAACCTAAAAACATGGCTGAATGGTGTTAGAATGATTAATGATACTATTGATATATTAGACGCTTTTATTATAAATGTTGGCGTAGAGTTTGATATAGTAATAGAAGAAAACGCTAATAAGTATGAAGTATTGAGAATGGCACAGTTGGCGATAGAAGAGCAGTTTCTCTTGCAAAGAGAAATGGGAGAGCCAATAGTGGTTTCCGACTTTTTTAAAGCACTAAAAGATGTAGAGGAAATAGTGGATGTTGTTAGTGTTAGGGTGGTTAATAAATCCGGATCACCGTATTCATCACTTGATTATGATATTAAAGGAAATTCGTCAAAAGATGGGAGAGTAATATACGCTCCTCGTACTGCGGTCTTTGAATTAAAATATCCGGAAGTTGATATAAAAGGTAAAATTGTTTAATGGCTATTAAGAGATATCTTGCTAATGCAGACACTACAATAACTAATGCCTATAAGATGAACTTGTCAACTCGTGGCACCGGATCTAACATGGGTGAGTCTGATGTGCTGGAGGTATTCTCCATTCTTGGTCAGGCTTCAACTAGTTCTGTGGAGAAAACAAGAGCACTACTTAAATTTCCCGTAGGCACAATCAACACAGACAGGAGTAATGGAAATATCCCAGAATCTGGAAGTGTTAAATTTTATTTACGAGTTTTTAATTGTCCTCACGGTCAGACACTTCCGAAACAATATGATATGCAAATTTTGCCCCTTTCCAGGTCTTGGTCCGAAGGACAGGGTCTTGATATGGAAGAATACACGGATGAAGACGAAGCTAATTGGGTAATGGCTTCTGCGACCAAAAGACCACAAATAACAGATGTCAAATTTTTGACGACTAATGAACAACTCTTAAAACAAGAATATTTTACCTTATATAATTCGTCAAATACAAGATACAATTTTGTTTTTACAACACAAGTGGGAGAGACATTCTCGGGATCACTGCCGGGAATTGAAATAGTTGTGCCATTGACGGGGAACATGTCCGCCGTCAAAGATATAGCTAGCGTTTTTAGTGCTTCTATAAACGTATATGAAACAGGTCTTTCTGCTTCAATTTCTGCAGAGGACACATCTGATACATCGGGAGCGACAATTAGAGTAACCACGACCGGCTCGTCCGGTCAATCTGGATCATATCAGGGCACCGTATCCACAGATCATTTATCTTTAACGACTGTGCAAGAGGGTGGCAAAACGAAATGGACGACAGCGGGTGGTGACTATCATGAAGTGGGGTACACAGCAGGAAGAAACCTTCCTCACTATGTTAAGAACTTTCAAAACGGAACAGAGAATCTAGAAGTTAATATAACAGCACTAGTAGAAGAATGGATTGCAGCTGAGTCAGCAGACGATCCGGATAGAGAAAATTATGGCGTTATGCTAAAAATGTCTGGATCTTATGAAGATGGCACTAGAAACCGTTCTTATTATACAAAGAAGTTTTTTGCGAGAGGGTCCGAGTTCTTTTACAAGCGACCGATAATTGAGGCCAGATGGGATGATTCGAAAAGAGATGACAGATCAAATTTTTATTTGAGTAGTTCTTTATTACTGGGCGAAGACAACTTGAATACCTTGTATCTTTATAATATAGTGAACGGAAAGTTAAAGAATATTCCTGTCTTGGGCGGCGCATCCGGGAGTAATAACGCTTATACACAAATAAATGTACAAGTGTTTCCGTCTGGGAATGTGAAAAATCAAGTTATAAAGCCAAAAACACTTCCAATCGGTGGCGGTGTGACTGTAAATGCGGCGACTGTTATAACTGGCGGTTGGGTGAGCACCGGCATATATTCCGCATCCTTTGCTTTTACGGGATCAGAAAGTGAAATATTCGATGTCTGGAGTAAGCCAACGAAGGTGGTACAGGGAATACAATTAGTTACGGGGTCGACGTTTAAAGTGAATAAGCACAAGACCTATGATTATAATCCAAGTACCACATATATCACAACTTTAAAGAATCTCAAATCATCTTACTCGCAGAGTGACAAGGTGCGAATAAGATTGTTTGTTCGCCCAAAGGACTGGCAACCAAACATATATACTGTGGCGTCGAAGAAAGCGGAACCATCGATAATTAAAGACGCATATTACAGAGTATTCAGATTGATAGATCAGTTTGATGTAATTCCTTTTGGTACCGGAAGCGGAGCCCAATCGAAATACACTAGAATGTCGTATGATAAGAATGGTAATTATTTTGATTTAGAAATGTCCCTTTTTGAGTCGGACTACGCTTACGGTATTCAGCTGGCTTATGATACGGACGGCAAACACACAGTACAGGATAAGATTTTTAAATTTAGAGTTGAGAAGTAAATGAGTTTAAAGAACCTTTTTAGCAAAATTAGCTCAAAACATATTTTGCCAGAGTCAAGTGTCAATGATCTTCTGGAGGACATCGAGTCTGGCCGGTACATTGATGAATACATAAAGAGAAAGGCTAGATTCTTACCTCACATTGATTACGCCACCGCTTCGAACTTTGCTCGATTTGGATTAGCCGAGGAATATTATGATTCTGCGGCAAGAAGAATCTATCAGACTTATCCTTACGACGGATCCTCATATGAAAAGATTAAATGGATCAACAATTCAAACGGTTTAGATCTTTACGTATTTGATAACGAATATCCCAGAACACACGGACATGCTAGATTTTCACCCACAGGTTGGGGGTCTAGAACATCATTGTCGGGGAACTATGGTAATCCAGCAACAAAAGAATACATCTACATTAAAGGTGGACCCAACGTTGACAACATTTGGCATACGGCAAGCAACAGAACATCCAACCTTGAAATAGATGGCAACAAGGGCAACACAGTAGAATTTTGGCTTAAAAAATCTGCTTTCCAAACATTGACAAAGAGAGAAGTTGTCTTCGACGCTTGGACAACAGGCTCTGTTCCTTCGGGACACCAATACGGTCGCCTAACTATAGAGCTGGACAGGACGAGACCACAAGAAGACTCTCCTTGGGTAGTTACTTATCAATCTGCTTCAAGCGGCGTTAAGAACCTTTATGTTTCCGGCACGGCAGGCTTGTATGCAAGCGCATCAGACGGCGAGTGGCATCACTATGCATTCAGTTTTCAGAATACTGGTAGCCAAGTTAACTTTAGGCTACATGTCGACGGCGATTTAAATCATTCTGTATTGACTGGTTCTTCGATAGGAAATTTGAATACTGCGATAGTTGCAAACATCGGCGCATTGGTCGCAGCAAAGGATTCAGATCCACAACCACGTCTGGGTCCATCGACTACGACCAATCCTGGTCTTGGTTTTGGTAAGCTTTCCGGCTCTATAGACGAATTCAGATTTTGGAAAGCAAAAAGATCCTCTAAAGATATAGGAAGGTATTGGTTTACTCAAGTACATGGAGGGACCAACACAGATGACCCGAACACAGATCTAGGGGTGTATTACAAGTTTAACGAAGGCATAACCTTAACAAGCAGCATAGACCAAATTGCTTTAGATTATTCTGGTAGAATTTCTAATGGTAGTTGGACAGGATATAGTTCTGATAGCAGGAGCACTAAATCTGCGATGATTCAATCGTCGGCTTCTTTAACGGAATTTGCAGAACCGATAATCCACACAGAAAATCCCAAAGTTAATGAATATCTGGACGATATCTTGGAGAAGGGAAGAAATTATGACATCAACAACAACTCTTCCATATACAAGTCTGTGCCAGGATGGATATTAGAAGAGGATGACGAGGGGGAGTTAAAACAATTAACTCAAATAATGGGAGCTTATTTTGATGAATTGTTTATGCAAATACAGTCTTTATCTAAACTCAAGCACGTAAAGAGTGAGAACTATAGCAAGAAGCCCTTGCCGTTTATGGATAAGGTTCTTAGGTCTATGGGGTTTGAAACACCGGAAATATTTATTGATGCCGATGTCCTGGCGAGTTTGGCGTCTCGTGACGAAGAAAAAGAGTTTGAACAAAGACTTGAAGATGTTAAGAATGTTATATATCAAAATATATACAATAACTTAATCCACATATACAAATCCAAAGGAACAGAAAAAGCTTTCCGCAATTTGCTTCGCTGTTATGGGATTGATGAAGAGGTAATTAAGATAAATGTTTATGCTGACGGTGTGGATTATCCAGTTGAGCAAAACTATCGTGTTGGCAGTTTTAAGACAAGGTGCATTAATTTCAATAGACCAGCTAATTTTTCATCGACGATTTATCAATATAGTTCGAGTCTTCATCATTCGGGTAAATCATCAGAGTTTCCTGTTTCCGGATACATAACGGGTGCCCACGCAAACGATTCCGCTGTTGGACTCTCTTTCACAACAGAGGCAGAAGTGGTGTTCCCGATCCGCCACCGCGCCGGTACCGTCCTTCATTTTGACACGCCTATTTCTAGTTCTCTTTTCGGCGCACATACAGTCTTGGATAGTCACGGCGACACGCATGATTTAACGTGGAAGGCAGCAGCAAAAGATTTTGCCAACTTTGAAGTATACGCAGTTAAAGACAGAGAAGATTCTAGGCATGCTAAATTCGTTGTTAAATCAACTTCTGGCATTGTAGCACCAGTAGAAACTGGCATATATTATGATGTTTACGATGGAAACAAGTGGAATTTTGCAGTGAGGGTCGCCCCAAAGGGAACCTTCGGAAATACAATTTCTGGTTCAACGAACTCTTATAATTTAGAACTCTTTGGAGTGAAGACGGATGCTGGGGAGGTAAAGGAGGAGTTTCTCTTAACTTCTTCTCTAACCAATGCTCAAGGACAGAGGTTCCATCAGTATTCTAAGAGATTATATGCCGGTGCACATAGACGCAACTTCACAGGATCTACGATTGATTTATCTGATGTCCAGCTATCTTCCTTGAGACATTGGATGTCTTACTTGGATAATGAAACAATCAGGTCACACGCTCTGGATCCTAAGTCATACGGTGTTCCACACCCAATGAGGAATGCTTATACTTTTATGCCAGGTCTGGATAATCCGGTACCGACAATAGAGACACTAGCGTTAGACTGGGGTTTCAACACAGTAACTGGGTCTACAAAGGGCGGCCAACTTATTATACGAGATTTTTCTTCTGGGTCTCTTAAGAACAAGAGAGATTACGGATGGATAGGTGACGTTATCTCTTCTAATCATCCTGGTCGCGGCAACTTCTTTCCTTCTGAGACAACTGCAAGCGTGTCTGTTGCCTACTTGCAAACTGCTAGACAACAGATTCTCGAAAACGTTCACAGCTCTGACATGATTAGGGTATTAACAAGGGATGACACAACATATACAAGAGAGTCTCGACCGGTCAATCACTTCTTTTCAATAGAGAAGAGCATGTATCAGGCGATTTCAGAAGAAATGCTGGATATGTTCGCAACAATTAAAGATTTTAGCAATCTTATTGGAGACCCTGTAAATCGTTATCGCCCGAATTATAAGGCGATGGAAAAACTTCGAAGCTTATTTTTCGAGAGGGTTGAGAATACTCCAAGCATAGAAAAGTATATTGAATTTTATAAGTGGATAGATGCTTCTATCTCGCAAGTATTGGACCAACTAAAACCAGCAAGTGCTAACTTCTCAGAAGATGTTCGAACGATGATAGAGAGTCACGTACTTGAAAGGAACAAATATTGGACAAAATTTCCAACACTTGAAGGGAAGCAAGCGGAACCAGAGCCAGGACAAATAAAGTCAGTTAATGAGATGTTGTATAATTGGCGATACGGTCACGCGCCATTGCCGTCAGCCACCGGCCCGGTTGCAGCCACCGCAACAATAACCATCACGGCGTACACCGAACTCAACGCCGGGGACAAGGTAAACTTGGTTGCTGCTGATGGCACTAGTTATGATTTTGAACAAGGCGACCAAAGTTCTGTCAACGGCACATTTGAAGCTACTACATCAAACGAGCAAACAGCAACTAACCTGATGAATGTTATTAACACTTCATCGGGACCAGCAGGGGCAAGGTTTACTGCCACCGTTGATGGAGCAGTTGTAACTGTAACCCAGGCAACACCAGGCTCCGCGGGCAACACGAGCGTTACTTTGACAGATAGTGGTACTGCTGGCATGACTAAAGCAAATTTTACTGGCGGCACAGATAATAATAGGTCTGAAACCGAAAACTGCCTTTGGTGGAGTGAGCGCGCAAGCAGGAAGGACGCACCTCTTACTACCGGTATCGCTGCAACCGATGCAGAAAGAGAAACGCTTAGAAGGGTCGCGATTGCAGACGTTTCAGGGTCGACATATGCTTTAAGAAGATTGACAAAGCCATATAGATTTAAATTAGAGTTGCAGCCGGTGCTTCATGGCGGTGATAATTTTCACCTAAATAAGAAAAAGGATCTTTATCTTGGAACCTCGAATCCTGGTGCGTTGGATTTCATCCGTATCAGTGGTTCCGATGTGACCTTCGCCGGGGGAGAGTGTACTGACGTTTATAATCCAAGAATAAATCTTGGAGCACCATATTCAACTACAACTACAGGCGAAGCAGGCGGTGGCACTGTCATCGAAAAGAAGAAGGCATTTGCAAAAGCAGACATTAGTAACACAAATTCTGACCACGATCTTAGTACAATAGCACCGTTTAGTCTCTATAGCAGTTCTATAGACGATCCTAAAGATTACAAGGCAGAGATTTATGATAATTTCAAGAAGGGTGTGGATATAACGAATCTTCATTCGGATGCTTATGGGGATGATAGGGAGATCCCAATTCAGTCTCCTTTCACGGAACATTGGGTAGGGGGTCACTCCCATAGGCATCAACATTTAAATATGATGCGTCCGAAGATACCGCAAGCAGACCCAGGATTGCAAAACATCACAATGAGTCTAGACCACGCTGGACGCAGGTTCGAGGGATTTAATCTTACAATGTCTCAGGGACAACTATATGTTACCTCTCCAAACTTGTATGCCTTGAATCATGAGCCACCAGGAACATTTAATGTCTCTCTTACATCTAGTACACATAACAGGTCGAGAATACTAAGAGAGCCTCTAGCAAAGAGACCGGTCAATATAAGAAATATAAAGACAACAGCTAGTGAATACGCGAAAGATACGGTTTTAAATATTGGTAACTACAAGCATCCATACGAGATTGTTCAGGGAACATCTGTGGAGATGAGTCCCGCATTTTTAATAGATAACCACAACACTCTTTTTGGAGCTAGGACAGAGTACTCAAGTAGTTTTGACACCGCCCCATACTCCAACCCGCCCAGCGGGTGGTTAACGAGCGGAACCCCAGGAATAAAACAGCATGCTGATGATGCTTCATTGAAAATTTTGGCGTTTACTGGCTCGGGCACGGCGTATTCATCGATAACAGATCCTCCGGTTGATAGCGGATATTATAGATGGGCACAATTGGATAAAAGATTCAATGGACAACTTACAATTAACTATAAATTTATAATGGCTTCTTCTACAACTTCGCACTTGGGATATAAATACGGACTGACTAATGCACCAGAAGCTGGAGATAGTAATCCTGAATCCCTATATCTTCAATATCAGTTAGGTCATACGGGTTCTTGGGTTACTTTACAACAACTATATGTAAAGAGCGAGTACGGAACCGGATTCACGCCTGCAACCGCCTCTACAATAAGCGGAGACAACATTGCTCTTCGCTGGATCACGAGGATGTTGTCAAATGGAGATTATGATCATTGGGGCGTTGATGAGGTTAAGATTACGTCCAAGGGCACAATTGAGCAAAAGTTTCCATCACAATATTTTGTTGAAATTGATGATCGTGTCAGACCTCATCGCGCTGCCAGAAAGAACGTTTTCGTAAATAGATTTTCAGCACCAGGCGGACCAGAGACCGCTGGAGACGCCCACGGTGGACCAGGTCTTGATATAGCGACAAATCAATATTCTGTTTATAATTCACTAAACTATAGAAACATGATGCCGAGAATGGCACTGGACGAGTGGTCAATGGACAGGGCAGGCAAGTTTGGACATGTTAGTAACAGTTCAATAACCGCCTCTAGTCCGACCGCATCGTATCACAAGGTTTATCACAACCCTCGATACGTCGCTACTGCAAGTTGGGAATCCGGAGTGGAATGCAGAATAAAACACGACAACCAGTTTGTGCAACATCAGATACCTCAGAGTGATCTAGGGTATGCTTGGATAAAGAATTCTACAACAGAGACTACCTGCAGTTATGCAAGACTAGAATCTAAGTTTACATACCCAAAAGCACAATCGGATCAGACGGTTTACGAAACCAATGAAGCAAACGCCGTCGATTTTGACTCTCCAGGGTTTGTTTCTGCAAGTGACATGGGCTTTGGTCATTATGGTGCTAACGGCAGGGTCCTCACTACTCGACCTGATGTCCTTGGTGGAGGCTCATCGCTGGTGGGATTCGAGCCAGTAGATTTTGCTGGATTAAATTTTATAGTTGTCGAGCCGATATCTTCAAGCTATAATCTGCTTGGATATGATGATGTGAGTGTTAAATCTGTTGGCGGTGTTTATTCGAGAGTAAATTATTTAGCAGCCCGAGATGACGGCGCACGTTTTCGCTCTAATGTAGCGCACGGCACGCTGTCGCCAGATGTGTTTAAGTGGGACGCACATCTCTTAAATGCGATCTTGTCAAACAGAAACGGTCCATACGGTTATCCTTCTTGGAAGCAACTGAGAGCAGGGCAGCATCCAGTTGCTAGAAAGCTTCGAAGGGACAACATAATGGCACCTATTGTGGAAAGGGATAACGCACTAGTAAACTCATTCTCGCCTGCTTATTTTACTAGAGGTGATTATTCTTGGCCAGATAATATAGACCACCAGAGAGCAAGAACAAGCAGGACAATTAGTGCTCAAAGATATCGCTTTACAGAATCTGCAGTAACATCAAAATTCGGACCCCTCAAAACAACAATGATAGGCAAGTCTGTAGCTGGACTAGCCAATTCGTATGGGTCCTGGAGGGACGCTCATTCTGCTGGTGGTACCCAAATTTCTGTAGGGGGAAAGGTTACGCACGGAAACGATTTAGTCACTTTTTCAAACCCGGAACTGGTAAACTTTTTACAAATAGACGAAAAAGCATCAGCCACTCCGTTGAGAGATAAAATTGGAGCGGACATTATTCAGTCGCTATATTCTGAAACAATATATCCGAGAGATTCCAATTCTTATTCAAACAGAGTTAGAGGAAGAGAAAATTTTATCATCGACTGGTGGAAGCCAAAGAGAGCGGACAGGCGAACTATAGATAAGCACAACTCTCAGGGATTACACATTGGATTAACTAGCAGCATGTGGCCACTCGATGCACAAACAAATTTTGGAACATCTAACGAAATAGCTCTGGGCACAGACATCCCGGGAGCCTTCGGAGAAGGTGAATTAATGTCTTCTTATTGTTTGTTTCGTTCAGGTGGAGTTGGCTTGGGCGCATATCCAACCGCTTCAGCCATGTATGCTAGAAAGTTTCCAGAAGAAAATTATATATTTAATTTAACATTTAATACGACAGTTACAGAAAAATACTGGGGCGGCGCAAGCGACGGCGATCATACATCATATTACATACAGTTTTATCCTCCTGAAGCCTCTGCCGTGGTGCATTATATATATTTTTGTAGGACTGCCGAGACTGCAAGCGTAAACAATGCGGCTGACATCGCCGTCGGAGCTAACAAAATATGGATCCCCCTTTCGGAAAGTAGCTATACAACAACTACACTCGCATCAGCTGTCAAAGATGGGCTTAATAGTAATTCTATATTTAAAAAAGTTGCAAAAGCAGAATCAAGCACCAATAAACTTAGTCTACATTTTAAGGGCACTTGGGACAATTCTTATGTCGGCGGTGATTATTTGGCGGATGAATATTCTGACTTCACCATCGATGGTCAAATCATGATCGGCTACCTCGACACGAGCCCCGTTTTTCTATCGGCGTCCTCCAATACTAGCACTTATTTGGCTGGTGCAGCAAAGTGGGAAGCTGGTGAGATGGCAGGACGCGATCCTTTTAATTATAAGGATTATGATGATTACGCGATGCAGATGAGATTAATTGGAAAAGATTATTCTATAGTTCCTGAATATAGAATTAGTGAGGAAATGCCAAACTATATTGGTAGAGCCGCAGCGGATCCCTATTTTTCATGCCCACAGGCAGATTTTTTGCAGATGACCGGAGCACTGGATGATTTTGCTGATAGTAGTAAATCAGATTTTTTCAAAGTCTACGGACATAGTGACTTTATAAAATACTTTGACATTGTGAAGGAAGGGCATAAAGAACTGGCAATGTCAGAGAACAGTCTAACTCTCAGGTGTAAAGCGATGAAAAAGTTTCTTCCATATGAAGGAATATATCCAGCACAGAGAACTTTGCAGTTAGCAACTATGTTTAGTGAATCATACGGTCCACAAACTAATGTTGCGGTTGAAAAATTCGGGCAGACGAAGGGAGGATACGAGCCTTATGGAAGTTGGAGAACAGCTTTACAACCTTTTTACGCTCCAGGAATCGCCTACAATTCTATAAAATCTGGCATTGCTGTTGATTATCCTGTCTTTACTCCCAACAGAGATAGAAAGTTTAATTTGTTTTGTACGACATTCGACAAACAAGACAACAATCATATTAATATAGGACAAGCCAGCGAATGGGCGCAGCTTATATCTGGAAGTCATGGTAAAAATTCATCCGCTGCCAATTCCGGATTAAGTATATCGATGTGGGTTTATTTTGATGAAGATCCTGATGCAGACGGCAACACTGATACTTCCGGAAGCTTGTTGGTATTCAAGGATGATGATAATGCTACAGAGGGTATTCATTTTACAAAACATGGCGGCCGCCTGATGCTATCGATGTACACCGATGCATCAAATTATAAAAAGTGGTGGACAAAGCCATATAAGTCCTTAACAACTGCAGATAAATGGTACCATGTCGCCGTCGCAAAGAAATTTGATACATCTACACCAGATTTTTATATCGACGGCGTACAAATCGAAACTCAAGGGGCTGCTACCGCTGCGGGAATAACTGGCACCGCCGGGAGTTTAACGGAAACGTCCGTTAACATGGACGGTCATAGCACAACAGCAACCGGAAATTGTACCATAGGAAATCACAGATATGGGCACACCAACACTAATCATGCTCTCAACGCAATGGAAGTTGCTATTTCTGAAGTCAGTATTTTCAATACAAAGTTGACGGACGAGTCTGTTAGAGGACTCTTCGGCGGCGGCGTCAGGCAGCGTGGACCCTGGCGACCAGATTTGTGTGTGGAACAGCCTCATGTGGATAACTTAATAGGGTGGTTCCGAATGGGAAACGACACTGGTTATGTCATGGCTGGAACTTCTGGTTCTATAACAATGACAAACAATCTTGGATTAAATAATCATGCTATGCCTCTGTACAGGAAGACTCTTGTCGGCGGCGGCAAAGGTTCTTTGGCTGGAGTCGAGACCACGACTAAGGGCAAATTTGTAGGATTTACAGATGCTTGGTCAGCTGGTGCCCAAACTGGATATGGAATTACATTGTTGGGAGAAAACGGCGTAGACACAAACATGGAACTAACAGGGGCTTTTCAATATCCTTCCTACATCACTGGTTCCGCGTTTAACGAAACATCTGATTTCGGCATACCACGCATCGGTTCTGCCAGCTGGGGGGAACATCAGGCGAAAGGAGCAGACCCAGAGTTGGCGGAAGCAACGTCTTATTGGACTCAGGGAGATTATGGAAGAAATTTTGGTACATGGGGCGTCCAACGTGTTGAAAGACTTCCGTTTGAGGTAATTATTGATCCAACCCGCTTGGTCACAAATACAGTTAAAAATATTGGCACAGCCAGAAATGTTGCAAGATTAGACGAGAGGTTCACCTTTTACGAAATGGAGCCACACCCAAGTGCCAGTTTACAGCCATGCTCATTCTTGAGAAGTAGGTCATCTGGATCGGCAGATACTGGTGCTCGACACCTACCCCATCTTTCAACTGTGGTTCCGGAAACATACTGGGGGGCGACACACCAAACACCGATAACCTCTTCTATGTTGACCGCTAGTTTTAGTTTGTCGAGAATGCGGGTCTTGAGTGACACGACATACTCGAAGGCAGCTAACAATTTTTTTGCTGAAAGTTCAAGATTCTTTTTGGAGGGGGGACATACTACAACTATCGCATCCGAAGATACGTTACAGACTGCTGTAGATCCGAGTAAAACATACAAGTTCCGATTGAGGTTAAATCGTCCCAATACGCAGGACTTTCCGATGTATAATCGTGCGGCTGCATTTGGACCACCAATCAACGCAGGACCTGGTGATCATGGATTGAATCGGTCACAGAACTACGTAGGTCATGGATTCGCCCCGTATACTCCACCTCATTATGACAATTATGCAGAGGTTGAATATATATTCAATCCGTCCGTTGGCGTCTCATATGAGACCATAGAAGATGTTCTTAACAGGATAACCGAACAAAATAGTTTGGGCACCGCAACCATTAACTATAATAGGTATATTCAGGGTACTGGTTCAAAAAACAATTTTGGAATTTCAGGAATTACAAATAGTGATTATGTGTCGGGTCCAGGCATCAGTACTGATTTTCAAAGTATCAATGCCGCGACTGCATCTTTAAATAAAACACATGCGATGCAATTGTCTGCTAGTTTTTATGGTATGGATTTGGCACAAGGAAGCCTGGTTCCAATATTTGAGGGAACAGAAAGAGATAGGGACATTCTTCGAAAATCGTGGGTTATACAGAGTAAGTGGGAAACCCCAAATATGGATTTTCGTAAGACCACCCCTGCAAAAGCAAAGCCTCATTATATAACCACTGCGAAAGGGATGTGGCACCAAACAGGAGCGTATGATGATCCCAGTTCGTTTATAGAAATTATGCCACCAATTGATGGGTCTGAAGATTTGTCAAGTTTATTAGGTGTTCATTTTAGAAAAGGTGAGCGAAAAATAAAGGAGCAAAGAGCCCTTTCTATCGGACAATTGCCAGAAGAGCGTAAAGTATCGGAAGCGGTTGTTGCGATTCCGTTTGTGGAAGATGAGAGTGGCAACAGAAAGTTCTTTAACATTCCAAAGAACGAGGTATATAAGGCTGTCCAGAACGAGGGGTATCCAAATTACAAGAAAGCGTATATTGATACTGTTGAGGGACGAAGACTTAGACACGGTCGCGGTCGTAACAAGGGGACAACCACAGAAGTCGTGGCAAACCCCATATCATCCCGGACAAGTATTCAAACAATGGTAGGAAAGATGCTTAAATATGTTATTCCTCCAAAAATGAATTTCTTAAAATATAACAATGAGGAAGAAAAATTTGTGCACCCATTTGCAATGTACATCTTTGAATTTGAGCATACTTTGTCTAAGTCGGATTTGGCGTATATGTGGCAGAATCTCCCGCCAGATGTTGCATTGAACGACTTTCATAACAATGATGATGATACACTGCAAGCAGAATCTGTAGTTTCTCATGATTTGGGAGGCGCAACAGATCTCTTAGGTGGCAGCTTTAACAAAAATGTAAAATGGATGGTATTCAAAGTTAAACAAAGAGCTGAAACAAACTATTTTAAGAAGATATCACGAGACAAACTACCGGTCGGTCACCCTGAAAGGGAGTTATCCGTTGAAAACGATATTTTTGAATATGGATACAACTGGCCTTATGATTATTTCTCGTTGGTTGAACTAGTTAAAATTGATGCTGGAGTGTCTTTTGCGAAGGATAGGGACATAGTAGAACCCTTAACACCGGAACAGGCAGAACAAACCGCAAGAGCTGTTGCTGGATTGGTGCCACAAGAGAACGAAGAAGGGGAACAAGAGGTCGACTTCAAGAATTTGTTCCCAAAAGAGGATGAATAATGTCGTTTTTCAATAAAAAAGAAGAAGTGATGGAGGTTCAGCTTACTCAATACGGGAAGTATCTTCTTTCTAAGGGGCGATTTAAGCCAGAATTCTATGCCTTCTCAGATGACGAGGTTCTTTATGATGCGTCTTACGGAGAGAATGTGAATGAAACCGCAAAAACATCGTTTGAGAGGATACAGAACGACACAGTAAGGATGAGACCCTTGTACGAACACGAGGGAGCGGAAACTCGTGTCACCAGAACAAACAAGCATATTATGTTGGCAAATCTTTTTCGAAACATAGGAGCATCCCAAAAGAGGGTCGCTGGTAATCTTTATGGGAAAGACTATGTCAACGACACCGCAATGGTTCCGGATGATAGGAAGTTGATGAGAAACATCCTAGGGAATTCAGAGGTGGGCAACAAATACGCTCCTGCATGGTGCGTTTATAGCTTGAATGATCAAGAATTTGAGAGCCCGATACAATTAAGCTCTTCTGGTCCCAACATAGGAATGAGAAGACCACAGATAAACTTGATTGTTGATTATAACATGGAGGCTGAAAAGGTAGAAGTCGGAGATACCATAACAATGAATGAATACTTTGAGCAGGACGGTATGGGTCAAGTTCTAGGATTTGTTGACGGATATGAATTAACTATTGATACTGAGAGTATCACTTTAGAAGTATTAGAAAAGAATGTTTCCACTTCTGATGATAAATTCGATGTTGAATTTTTTTTGGTTGAGGATGAGGAAGAGTTTCTAGAAGGAACAACAACGGTAAAGGAAGAAAAACTTTTATCATTAAAGGTGGATGCCAACTTTGATTCAACCATGAGAGACGAGTTATCGACATATGTAGAGGTTTTGTTTGATGAGCATGCTGGGCTGGGCATACCAGAAGATTTTGAAGGAGAAACTTTTTATGGACACATCGGAATAGAAGACGAGCAGGTGTGTGACTAATGTCTAGAGTAGATTTTTCAAAAGATGACATTATCGGAGATTTCTTGCCAAACGTGGGAATACGTAGAATCACGCTAGAGTCTGCTTCAGAAGAAGACATGGCAGTAATGGTAGACTTGGTCATCGACGACGTACTGGACGAAGATATCAAAAACGCCACCGCAAAAGCAGTTGATGAAGATTTAACTGTAGTCCGTCGTCAAATGGGTCGCGGCCGCCACGCAAGAAATATTGTAGTGGGGTCCAAATCATCCATGTCTGTAATAGACGAGGCTTTAAAGGTTTGTGTTGTGGTGGCAACAAGCGAAGCAGCGAATATAGTGATAAAAAGACTTTTTTCTCGACGAGGTCAGGTGGCAAATTTTCAAGATCGCTTAAGACAGATTACGTCAAGAGGGCTTGAATATTTGGAATCTTCCATCGCCCAAGCGATGCAGGGATTGGCGAATAGACGGCAGGACATTTTCTTCTTTCAAGATGGTGCCAAACCAACCGGCGCAGAACAATATTATGCAGCCGCAGCAGATCATCTCAAGGAATACGATGTTAATGGAAACGAAGTGCACAAGCTTTATAAGACCTTTTCATTACCAGAAATAGGGAACAACATTAATAGTTTGCATATTTATGCGTTCACGTTTATGGATTTCAATATTTTTGACCTGGAGATGGACCCAAGCGAGATGACCTTTTTGAATAACATGTATGGAAAATTGTCGTATAACAAGGTAATAGAGAACGGCTCGCTAAATCCTCACAGTATGGTCTTGCTTGATTCAAGAGGCACTCCTTGGTCTGGTCCCTATCACGTCATGCAGGACGGGTCCTATATGAAGGGGAGGTTTCATGAAGCAGATGCTGGAGACCCAGAACAATATCTAACGAGCATTATGGTTCCCAACATCAAGGTTCAGGACTTTAGAAGGTTTCAGAGATCGGAAAAAGACATGTATTTGCCAAAAACTTTGCCTAGTTTTCTGCAGGAGAACAAGAGAACGAAATATCTTGATGACATTCGAGCAAATCAGTTTAATGCAAGAGCAGAGATAGATCACGATCCTATCACTGGTCATGTTAGTCTTGAGTTTTTGGTAGACCAAGAGCAGATATTTGTTAACAATTCTAAATATGGACATCTTTATAGCAATTTGCCCAATCGTTCAAAATACAAGATAATGCGCTCTAGAGATTATTTTAGATTGACTAACTTAAAAATTGTTAGAAGAAGAATGACCAAAAGAGACCTTGGAGTTAATAGACTGGGATTCGGAGCGAAAGACGTGTTCGACAGAGAAGTTCCAGAGTTTATAGTTGTCCAATCTGGCGAAAGACCATCAACTGCTTATCGAGCCAGCACATTTGATACAAATGACCTATTGGTGCCTCGTGAATCCAGTAATGGTTCAGTT